GCTCCGATCGAAAAATTCGAGATCGAAGAGCGGATGACGAAGTTTCTTCCGTCGCAGCGCGCGTTCGTGTTCGCGCCAGAACGTTTCAGTGCGATCGCCGGAGGATACGCCAGCGGTAAGACGCACGCCGGGGTTGCCAAAGGCCTCATTCTCTCCTCGGTTTATCCTGGCAACGTCGGGATGGTGCTTAGGTTCCGCGGGACGGACTTAGAAGAGTCGACAATCCCGGTTTTCTTCGAAGTTTGCCCTCCAAGTTGGATCAAAAGTTTCAACAAAAAGAGTCAGACCGTAGTTTTGCGCAACGGCAGCGTGGTTATGTTCCGGCATCTTCATGATGCAAAGGCGCAGAGCAAGACACGAAGAGTCGGAGCGAACCTTGGGTGGTTTTTTATCGATCAGATGGAAGAGATTGAGCGCGAGCATTGGAACGCGATGATTAGCCGACTAAGACTGCCCAGAGTTCCGAAGAAGTTCGGGTTCGGGGCGCTCAATCCAGCCGGTCATGACTGGAATTGGGAGGATTTCTTTCCGGCGTTCCAACCGTGGGAGAAAAACAAAAAAGGCGTAGCGTTGCCTCGAGACGGCAAGTACTACCAAGCGATTCGGCCGATCGAAGACGTGCTCGGGATCGCAGTGAACAGCGAGGAGAACAGGATCAGTAATGGAGGCTTCGTTGAAGACAAATACTACGACTCGCTCAGGCAGTCGTACGGTGAAGAGTACGTCAACCGCTACGTCTACTGCACGTTCGACGACTTCCAGGGAAAAATCTACAAAGAGTTCGTCGCAGGGTTCAAGAACGAAGACTACAGCAGTGTGCACAACATCGAGCCCTTCCCAATCCCCAAACACTGGCCGCTTACGGTCGGTATTGACGTGGGAGGAGATTCGCCGTGGGCTGTAATTCCAGAATACACTGACGATCACGGGAACCAAGTGGTAGTCGATGGATTCGTCAAGAGGACCGGTCACAGTGGTGAGATTGTTCGATGGATCAAGACGCATCTGCCGTGGCAAGAGGACCGAACAACGTTCGTGATCGATTGGGAGAATCGGGTCGCGATGATGGATCTAGCCGAGGCAGGAATACACTGCAGCGTAGCGAGAAAGGACGTCAAGCCCGGAATCATCCGCACGCAAGGTTACTTTCACGTTAATCCTAGCCGACGGTTGCCTGAGTGGTATGAAGAAACTCAATCGCCGATCAGGTACAGACGTTTCCTTCCTGCTGGCTCGCCGCGAACCTTCGTGTTCAAGTCTTTTCTGCAGTTTAGGGTGGAGCACGAGAAGTATCACTGGGACCAGAATAAAATGGAGACGCCGTTTAAGTCTGCGCTGGAGCGTTTCGATACGTGCGACGGACATAGATACGTAGTTATGACTAAACCTGAGCCTGGGATGTGGGACGGCGAGGAAAAGGATTGGGTAGAGCTAAACAAGCGCGATCCGATGAGCGTACGCGAGATGCAGCAGCTCGATAAGAGGATTAAGGAACGTCAGTGGCGGAGGATGGGTGGGGCGGCGCTACGCGAGGCCGACATGGATGAGATTCCGGAAGGACCAGCTAAGCTGCGGGGCGATGAGAAGTTTGATTGGGCAGGCCAAGGAGAGTTGTGATGTTTGGATGGAGACTTGTGTCAGAAAAACACCACATTATTCTGACAAACGAGGAAGTACGACTTGCGGGTGAGTTAGCGGATGCACGACAGCATGCGGTATTTGTTGAGTTGACTGAGGCAAAGAAAAAGATCGAGCAGACCGAGAAGCTGCTTGAGTGGACGCAGCGGAAGTACGAGGAAGCACTAGAGCGCGCTGATCGGCAGCTCGACGGAATACTCGCCCAGGCGGGACTACCCGAGGTTACGGCTACGACCAAACGCGAGTTCGTGGAGCGCGACAAAGCTTATGCCGAAGAGAACGAAAAGCGAAAGGTCGAGCTGGCGGAGATTTTTGCCGAAACAATTGGGCAGGTTGAGGAATTCGATCATCTTGGTTTGCCTGACGAGCTCAAGGCTGAAGCTGATAAGATGATTGCTGGGGCGAAGAAATAGCGCATGGCACAAAGCTCGAGCGACATACAGAATCCGAACCTCACGAACCCCGAGGACAAAGAAATCGACGGAGACCAGCTCGCGGATCCGTACGAGGACGTAGCAGCGATTAGCGCGAGGATCGATCGAGCATTGAGCATCGATCGGTTTCAGCGATCCTTGTTCGAGCGAGAGTGGTTTAGGAACGTCCTCTTCCTTGCTGGTCAGCAATGGGTGGTTTATGAGCGTGGCCGGTGGCGTCCGCGAGCGCTTCCTGCGTGGTTTCCCCGAGCGCAGACTAACAAGTTCATGGAGAAGTACAACGACATCATGTCGCAGCTTATCCAGGGACACAGAATACCGATAACTGGTCTGCCGGCGACAGACAGCGCCGAAGACGAAGCTACAGCCCTAGTCTTCGATCGCATGCGGGATGTGATTTATACGGAAGCTCGGATCGACGACAAAGAAGAAGAAATCGCAAGCTGGTTAGTAGCTACTGGGAATGCGTTTTTGCTGCCGTCGTACTCGATGGACAAAGAAACTGGCACTACGTTCATTCAGCACCAAGACTGCATGGATTGTGGGAACCGACTAACTCCTGAGGATCTCGCGGTCGCGAACGGCAAGTGCCCGACGTGCTTAGCAGCCGGCTTGCCAGGAGATCAACTGACGCCGGCCGTAGACGAGTCGGGCGAGCCAGTTGGCGAAGACTATCCGATCGGCGCGATCAACGCGGAGCCAGCAAGTCCGTTCGAGATCAGGCTCGATCATAGAATCGTAAACTGGCGCGATCAACGTAGATTTATTCGCCAGCACCGGTACGATGTCGACTTTGCTAAGGAGCAGTGGGACGATTTTGAAGAAGTTATCAAACCTGATTGGGGCAATGACCTCAGCCAATACTACCTCGACGTGCTCGCGCATGTTACGTCGAGTTTTTCTGCTTCTGGCGGTTTTATCGGAGGAGGTCCAGCAGCGCCGAAAAATCCCAAGGTCACAGCTTACGAATTCTTCGAGTTACCTACAAAGAAGTTTCCAAAAGGACTGAGAGCGACGAGGCTAGGCGCGAACTCGCAGGCGGTAGTCGAAGCAGCGCCGCTCGCGACGAGGTTTGGCGCAGGAGTGCGGAAGGGACAATACTTTTTGCCTGGAATACATTTCGGGTTCGCGAGGATTCCTGGAAGGTTTTGGAGAAAGACTCCGCTCGACGACGCAGTGCCACTACAGATATTCCGCAACACCGTCGAGGCGAACCTTCGGCTGTCCTCTCAGCGTATGGGCAACGCGATTTGGCTCAATCCTAAAGGCTCCGGCGTAGGCGTGATCACTGGCGAGCCCGGGTTGAAGATGGACTACAATCCAGTTTCTCTGGGCGGCTCGCAGTTCGCAAAGCCCGAGCGGATCCCGGCCGAGCTCGAGAACGTCCAGCCATTGATCATGCTGATGAACAAGATCGACGACTCGATTGAGCGAGTAGTAGGCACGTTCTTCTTGCAAGGTGGGAACGCACCGCCAGGAGTTACGGCAGCGAGCGCACTCGCATACTTAGGAGAACAGAGCCAGAAGGCAATGTCTACGCTCATGACGAGCTATGCTAAAGCGTGGCGAGACTTCGAGGTTATTGCGATCGAGATTGCGCGCGAGAACTGGGACGATTCTCGGATGCGTGTGGTCGCGGGCAAGAACCGCAAGTTCCAGGTCGCGAAGTTTAGTAAAGCTGATCTTCAAGGCGCGATTAACTTACAAATCGACTACAACGGGATGTTTCCCAAGAGCAATGCGACCGAGCGCGCAACCATCGCGCAGCTGGTGCAGTTGCAGATTATTTCGCCGGCTGAGCCCGAGGTTCAGTGGGCGATTCTTAAGGCGTTCGGAGAAACGAATCTTAAGGGCTCGCAAGATATCGATGTCGAGGATGCGGCGAAGGAAGAGGATCAGTTTATGACAGACAGCACGTTCATTCCTCAGATCCGGCCGTTCGTGGACAACAGCACGATACATTTGTCGTCGCATACCGATCTTGCGAAGACTGATGAGTTCAGAGAGCTTCCGCCCGACAGACAAGCGATCTGGATAGAGCACATCAAGAATACGGTCGCCGACATTGTTGCTCGTCGCGTAGCGTTGACTCAGGTTGGGCTCGATCCCGATGTTCCGGCGACAGCCGAGATTGCCTCGGGCGATGCTGGATTAGCTGCGCAGGTAGCAGCGAGCGCGCAAGGCGGTCAGCAAGCGCCGCCGGCTGACGGCAGCGAGCCGCTCCCGCCTGGGCAGTCGCCGCCGAACGGTCCTCCACAAACGCCAGACATAGCAGCTGGCGCAGGTATGCCAATGCCTCAGGAGCCCGCGGCTCCTCGCCAGATCCCAGGAGTTGGGGGTGGTCAGTGAGCGACAAAAAGTTTAGTCTTCCAGCGGATCATGTACCAGCGATTCGCGTGCCACGTGGCGGCAGCAGCTGTAGTAGTTGTGAGTATCTTGGACCCGACGGCAAGCATTGCAGCAATGAGTATTTTCGCGCGTGGCACGGGAGCAACGTGCTGCCGCTGCCGGCGGACGAATACTGCAGCGACTGGTACGAACCTAAAAAAGGCGCGATCAAGGCGGCTGCGCATCCGTTGCTCAGCGTGATTAAGAAAAATTAGGTTAGAATCTCTCAAGGAGTCATTTATGGCAGACGTAACGAATCACGGCACCGCTTGGCCGTTCGACAAGAGCCCAGCCGGAGCCAAAAGCAATTTCAGGGGGTCAGGTGTGAAGCAAAATAAGAAAGGCAATCCGAATAGTTCTCCGTGGACCGGCGGAGCCGATCGCGGCGCGGACTACACGAGAACATCCTCGAACAAAGCTGGGCTCGGGCCGAAGAAGCCTAGCGACGCTCGTCCAGGCAATCCACTGTACGCTGGCAACCGTGATCGGTCTGGAAAGATCTAATGGCAAAGCTGTCCATGGCGCAGCGGAGAAAGCTACCGCTATCAAAGTTTGCGGTGCCTAGCAAAGCCCCAGGCCCAGGTAGCTATCCGATTCCGGATCAGGAACACGCGAACGTAGCCGCAGGGCTAGCCGGCATGCACAACGGACCCAAAGCCGCAGTTCACAAAAAGGCGAGCGCTCTGGGCTTCGCCGGAGTAAAGGACAAATCATGACGTACTACATCTCGCCGACTCGCGGCAACGACAACAACACCGGAAAGACTACTGGCAGTCCTTGGCAGCATTATCCGTGCTGCCCGGGAGCGATCGGTAACGCTGCTGCGCATACTCCAGTCGCTGGCGACGTCTACCACATCCTCTCGTAGTCTTCGTTTTCTCTCTGAGCGAACAAAAAGCGTTATGTGGTACGCTCTTCTTAGTATCCGAGCGACGTGATGCTCGGGGGAAACTATCTGAGGAAAATAATCATGGGAATACGAATCAAAAACACCGCAGAGTACGACGAGACTCTGCTTAACCGCGCGAACCCGCTCGCAGTCGCGACTGGCGTAACGCAGGTTATGGTGCCCGCAAACGGCTATATCAAAGCGATCCTCGCCGAAATCGGAACTCCAGGCACCGACGGCACTGGCGCACCAACTCAAGATCTTCGCGTCGACATCAAACGCGTACCGATCGCGACCGGAGTTGCAGCGAGTATTTTCGTTTCCGCGACCCCATACATCGCTTGGGCGCACGCACGATTTATTGGTGGAACGATTCCGTTGCTACCGTCGACGTACGACGGCCAGATCTCGGCTCCTGGCGTGAGCGATCCAGCCGTGCAGGTGCTCAAAGGCGACATCATTCGTGTCGACGTCCTGCAGATTCTGAACGGCACTTCGCCGACGCAGCCGAGCGATCTAAACATTTTGCTTGTGTTTTCGCGTGGCCAGCTGTGGGCTCCGGAAGGCACGCTGCTCGGTACGTTCTCCGAGCTCGATACTTAAGGTTCAGGAGGAAGCAGCGAGTCTGCGATCCTCCTAATCTAACGCCCGGGCTAATCCTTGGGCAGAAAGTTGTACCGCAATGCCGCAAGAAATCGATGAACAGGATAATACTGGACTCGATGTCGAACAACTCAACGAAGACGGAAGTAATGACTCCGTTGGAGGCGATAACGACGAGGACTTTCTCGTTGTAAACGAACGAACCCGTTTCAAGAACGCAGACGATGCAATCAAGTCGTTCAATGAAGCTGGTCAGCGTATCGCTCAGTTATCTGGTTGGGAAAAGGAGATCAAGGAACGCTTTGGCGTTTCGGATCCCCAAACCGCCGCCGCACTACTGCAAGAGCTCGTAGATCGTAGAGCCGAAGCAGCCAATGCTGCGAAAGAAGCTGCGAAGGCCAAGGAGAAGCCAGCAACCGCTGCGACTACGACCTCGGCCGACGAAGTGTTGACGCAGGAAGACGCAGACGCACTAAAGTGGTTGAAAAAGCATGCTCCGAGACTAGGCTTCGTGCCTAAAGACGAGCTGACAGCCACGGTAGATGCTCTCAAGCAGCAGATTGAGGAGCTCCGAACAGGATCGACTCAGTCAGCCGAGATGGAGCAAGAGAGAGTCAAGTCTGAGCGTGTCGACGCTGGGCGTGAGGCAGTCAGAGGTTGGATGGCAGAGCAGAAGATCGCCGCTGATCCCGAAGGCGAAAAGCAACTCGTAATTGAGTCGTTGATTCGCGATTGGGTAAACAGCGATAACGAACGAGTACGCAGATTCTATGAGTCTGGCTCGTCTGCGAAGCAGCTGATCAAAGAAGGCTTTGACAAGGCTGTCAAAGTTCTGGGGTGGGGAAAGACCGCAGTCAATCCTAGCTCCGCGGCTTACGCACAAAGCAAGGGACAAGCGATGGCAAGAAACGGCAAGAAACTGCCTCAGAATGGACAAGCACGAAGAACGAATGGTCAAAAGATCGATCAATCGAACGTTCGTCGCGATGCCAGCGGGAAGCGTGATTACATAGCCGAAGCGCATAATGCAGCTTTCGACTTGGCTAACAAGCACTTCTCCGGTCATTCGTCTGAGTAAGCAGTTGCAGCCTTGCTGAACGCCGGTTATCGCTTAAACGACATCGATTCATTCGTTGTCGAAAAACGAAACTAGGAGAGAAGAATTATGGCGCAGGATACTACTGTTTCGGGTTTCGATGCGGCGTTGAAAGACGTTTACGCGGGCCCGATTCGCAATCAGCTGAACGAGAAAACTCGTTTGCTCGATTTGTTCACCAAAGGTGACATCGAGCAGTACGAATGGGAAGGCCGACAGGTTGTACTCGCTCTGCGCAAGGCGCGCAACGCGGGAGTTAAGGCTACGCCCGAATCCGGTGGACTGCCAGTCGCCGGCAAACAAGGTTACGCGAACCTCAAGATTCCAATGAGGTTCATTCAGGGCAGAATTACCCTGACTGCGCAGGTTATGAAGGCCTCGCGGTCTGACAAGGGCAGCTTTGCTCGCGCGATGGACAGCGAACAAAAAGGTCTGGTCGACGACTTGGCGAGGCAGCGTAATCGTATGATTGCGAGCTTCGGTCAGGGCACGTTGGCTACGATCTCGGCCGGTGCAGCTTCGGCTACGCAAGGTCTGGCGAACCCCGGCGGAGTGACCGGAACTGTCAACGCGACCCGATTCACTAAGGTCGGAATGATGGTTGCGTTTACCGACCCGACCGGAGTTACGATCCGTGGCGTGCAAACAATTCTGACGGTTGCTGAACCGAACATTACCCTGGACGCATCGGTCACCACGACCACTGCGGACTTGGTTTCGCTCGGTACGAACTCGTTGGGTTCGAACGAAGGAAGCTTTGGCGTTGAGCCGATGGGGATTCTTGGGATTGTGGACAGCACGACTTACGTGTCTGTGCTCTTTTCTCTGGATCGCTCGCAGGCGGTCAATGCGTTCTTCCGCTCGACTGTGATGCCGGCGATCGGGACAGTTATTCCCGACGTCCTGCAGCGCGGGATTGACAACGCGGAAGAAGTTTCGGGCGAGGTCATCGATCAGTTTCTCTGCCACGTTAGCGTGCGGAGAGAGATCCTTAAGCTCACCGAAGCCGATCGACGCTACATGGGCAGCTCGTCTGCGCAGAACTTCGACGGCGGGACCAAGGCCGGCGCGTTCAAGTCTGAGTACACTTTCAACGATATCCCGGTGAAGGTTGATAAGGACTTCGCGTACGCGACCCTGGTTGGCGCGAACAAAGCGCATCTGTTCTGGATCCCTGAGGTCGAGGGTGAATGGGCAGACGACGACGGTACGGTGCTGTTCCGTGTGCCGAACCAAGACAATTACGAGGCTCGCTATCGCGTGTACGAGAACTTCTTCTCGGACAAAGGCGATGCGCACGTACGGTTCGACGGGATCACAGCAACTGTGACGTCTGGCGTTTACGCAGACTGACGACTTGATGTAATCGAACGGCGACAACTGCAAAATGTCGCCGTTCGACAACTTTAACCGAGCCTCCACAGCGGCTGCTGCGCGCTCATAACTAACGCAAGGGTAGGTAAGCCGCCGCGGCCTCTGCCTCTCGTCCTTGAGTTTCAGGAGAAGCGTCATGCAGATAGAAACAACGCAGGTAAGGCTACGACTAGTCGGCGAGAAGGACGTCTTTCCCGACGGCAGCGAAGGCCGAGAAGTCCTGAACGAAATCAAGAAGCGAAACAAGAAAGAACACATCTGGCTGAACGACGAGATCGGGAAGTACATCTCGATCATGTACGATGCGCACGAGTTTAGGTTCCGGCCGGGGAAGGCAATAACCGTTGGCAAGGTTGTTGCGAATGCGCTCAGACGGTCGTCCGCGCTGATGATCGGTCCGGACTACCTTAACGGACCTATCCTCCCTATGATCGTGGTTGACAAGGAGTTTACGTTGGGCGAGGAGCTCGTCGACGGCTCAAAGCCGATGACACAGACTACCTGCTCGGTTTGCTTTGTCGATCAGCTGACGCTGCCCAAGCTCATGCGGCATCTTGAGAAGCACCGTAGCGATCATCCTGAGCTCTTTGAGGAGCCCGATGCGCTGCCGTGGGACGGCGAAGGCGAGATTGCTAACCCGTTGGTTGAGGCTGACGGAGCCGACGGAGAATAGCAATGATCACATCAATAGTGGTTATTGGCGAAAGCAAGGCAGCACGCCCTCAACCTACTTTGAATCGTCTTGTCATGCCAACACGGCTTCCTCACTATACTGATCATATTGGGGCTGCGCATGATCGGGCATGGCGTGCTGCGAGGATACGTTGGTTCGGAGGATACCTTCCGTCGCTTCGGTTGTGGAAGAAAGCTCGATTTCTTATTCGCGGCTTCGCAACCACGATCGCAGCTCTAAACGATGATTGGAGATTTAACTAATGCCAACTGCTCCGGAGTGGTTTGAACGGTCGCTTAAGTTGTACGACGCCGATTTAGCTGTTCGGTGGGGCGAGAAAATCGGCCAGTGGTGTATCGAGCGGACCGCCGTAATCACCCCGGACGAGATCGGTTACATGCGCAAGCGTAAGCTGCGCACGAAAGCGTTCGTAAACTCTCCCCCTCGGACTGCATCGCCAGCGAGTATTGCGCAGCATCTACGTCTCTGGCTACAGCTATCGGAGGAGCTTGCGGCTGCTCGGTTGAACCGAAGAATAATTGTCTTCGTGCGAGAGCTCGCTCCTCCGGTGTTTGATTTGCTCGCGGCGGCGGACATCAAGCGTTACGGCGGTTACGCTCGCTTCGCGGACGAGCTCGAGAAAGCCGAAGCGCGCAAGGAGTCTGACGCCGAGCGTATCCTCGCGAACAAACGCAACGCGTACAACAAAGAAATCTGGGGAATGCTCGATCATATCTGGAGGAAGAAAGAAGACAAGTTGCTTAACGGCGAGCGCTCGATGCCTAAGCTCCTTGGGCTGCGTGAGGACGAACCAATCATTCAGCTAACCGATGTATAATCAGGCAGGAGAGTGCGTTTATGCCTGGACCCGGATTCCTAACTGGCCAAGATCTGATCGACGGGGCGAACTCGCGCCTTGCTGGTTACCAAAACGCGATCGATTCCGATGGATTACTTAGCTTCTTAAACGAAGCTAAGGACGAAGTCTGGGCCGCGCTCAAGAACCTGCACACCGAGTACTTCGAGCAGTCCACACAAAACACCGACTCGACTCAATTAAACTTCTTCCCGCTCGATCAAAACGGCAACATTCTCCCAGGAAACTCGCTCCAGACCAATCTTCGTCAATACACTCTGCCGGCCGATTTTCGCGAGATCAAGTTCATCGAGGTTACTCTCCAAGGGTACGAGCAAACGGTGTTTACGTACCGGCCGATCGACAGCGAGGATTTTCGTACCGCTCGACGCTCCGCGAACGTCGATCCAACACTATCGCCGACTGTCGAGTACTTCTACACGATCAGCGGAAAGAACCAATTGGTTCTCGCGCAGTTTCCCGAAGTGAACTTCACCGCGACTCTGTGGTACATCCGCGATCTGATAGACTTCACCGCGACCGATACGATTGATCAGATTCTCTTCCCATACAGCAAGAAGATGGAGACTTACGCGGTCAAGATGGCGATGCTTAGCTTGCAGGATCCTGGGCAGATCACTGCGTGGCAGCAACAATGGAGAGAGTCGCTGCATACGATTGAGACTAGCGCGAGTCCGCGGAATCAAGCCGACGCCGAGTACGTTGAAGATTTCTTAGGTTAGTTTTAAGCTATGGGCGCAGCAGAGAAAGTATCCCGTTACAATCTTATAACTGGCGAGGACACTTACGCCTCCCAAACCTCGCAGAACCCTGCGACCGCACGTAAGCTCGCTTCGTGGATTCCCGCGGACGACGGCCAGCTCACTCGCGAGTTACTAGACGTAAAATTTAACACCACGCAGTTGTCTGGGCCAGTAGTTGGACTTTACGAGTACGACTGGAACGATCTGACTGGTACGGTCAACCGAACGTACTTCGCCGCTGCTCGCACCGACTTCAACCCCGGGACGCAAACCTGCAACTTATACTTCTTCACCACTGCTGGGCCGTTCGTCCAAGTCGCGTCGAACCAAACCACAATCAATCCTCTTGCTGGAGTCCCAGCGTGCGTGACCATCAACAATCTTTTCCACGTCACCGACGGCTCGTACTCGTACGTCTACGACGGCCCAAACAACGTCTGGTACATCGAGGGGTACTTCACTACGACTGAGTTCGGTTCAATCGACACGCAGTCCGCAGGCAGCTTAACTCTTGCGATCGGACGTTACTACTGGATCGGCTACGCCGATCACACTCACAATCATGAGTCGGATGCGATTACGTTCTTTCCTTTGGGCTCGGTGAACACTCTATTCACCGGTCCGATCACAAGTAAAGAAGTCAAAGTCTATCCGTTTACTGGACTAGCCTCGTGCTCGCCTGGATCAGGTATAGTTACTCGCTCGTCTTCGGGCGATAATCCAGGTCCGTCTGCGGCTCAAGCCACGCTACTCATTCAACCTGGATTTTACGATCCTAGTCGGATTCGTTTTGGTGTATGGATAAACGGGACACAGCTGACAGACAGTTTTGGAAATCCAGTCTACGTCGTAAACAATACTCCGGTGAATCTTGTTCTCAACGCGCATCCGACGCAGACGATTACAAACGGTCGCGCTGTGTTAGCTCCGTTGAAAACTACTCACTGGCATTTGTATGCTAGCGAGGTCGACGGCTCGCAGGTTGGACAACAGCTCGGAGAGATACCGTTAACGCAAAACTTATCCACAACTCCGTTTATCGATCAGGATCCGGGGATTAGTTCACCTTCTTCGTTGTTTCTTCCGATTTTTCGTCCAGTACGCAACGACGAGCCGCCGCCGAGCAAGATTCTCGAGGTGCACAAGTACCGTCAGTGGAGAGTACGTAAGAATCGACCGACGTTCTTCTCGTTCTCGGCGAACGAAGAAGTAACTTCGGGCGCGAATGGCTCTCCGCAAGAATCGTGGCCAGGGACCGATACGATCTACGGAACGTTCTCGGACATCGTAAACGAGTACCCTTATCCTGATCAGTCGAACAACATCCGTGCGCTGATTAGTCACGCGGACGCGTTGTATATCTTCTCGGAGAAACAAGGACTGCCGCTGTATGGAGAATCGCTAGACGACTTTGCGCTCTCGCAGGTCACTGCGTTCGCAGTTGGCATTGCTGGACAATTCGCCGGAACAAGCACCCCAAGCGGGCTCGCGTTTCTCTCGTACGACCGTATGCTCTTTCTCTACCCGACAAGCAATTATCCCTGGGCATACGTGCCAAAAGACGTCAACGTCACCGACTCGTTAATCGACATCGGCAAGCCGCAACGTAAGTCTTGGGAGCAGATTCAGTTCGCCGATATGAATAAAACCTGGGTCCGTAACTACCGTTTCGGCCGAAGAAACTGGTTGGTAGTCTCGGCAGTGCTCAACTCGACTTCTTGGCAGACTCTAGTCTACGACTTCAACACAAAAGGCTGGTTCCATCTCCAGCAAGGGTTTCAGTCGCTTGCGACGTTCGAGGTTAGCAATGGAGCGAAGATTCTGGTTGGCGGAGGCAGCGATGGGTTTGTTTACGTCGCTGACGATATCTCGGGAACTTATGTTTCTACTGGCCCGCATCCGAATGCGGTATGGCGACCAGCGTTGATCGACTTTGGCGCGCCCGATGACAAGCATGTGTTTATGTACGTTGAGTTGGAGTTTTCGTCGCCGGCTCTTGAAGCCGACACTCGAATCAACTACTACCTCGATCCTCCCGACGTCGACAACCCCGGGACTCCACGAACGCTCATCTTACAAAAAGTTAAGAACGTTGGGGCTAATCTTTATCGTGGCTGGGCGACTGGTGGGAACGCTTGTCATCGTTTGCTTCTCGAAGTCAATACTGCCGCGAGCACGAACGTAGGATCGATCCGATCGGCTAAGCTCGTTGCTTGCAAGATCGTAGGGTTGGTGAACTAATGGCCGGAAGATACACTCGAGTCAATCGTGCGTTGCCTACAATCACAAACGTTGGCCAACTCCAGCAATACATGGCGACGTGGAAGAACACAATTACTCGCGCGTTGAAGCGACCAGCTCCTCCGCCGCCACCGCAAAACTTCACCGCAACCAACTCACGAGGTGGGATCGTGCTTACGTGGACCCCTGGAAGCTTAGTCGGCACGCACAACGCCGGAGTGATCTCGGCTCCTGGCACGCCCGACGGATACGAGATCGTAAAATCGCCTTCGGGTAACTTCATGAGTGACCTGACGATTATTCCGATTCGCGATCCTGCTGCAACAACTTACTTCGACTCGGTCGGCGGGCACCCGCAAACAGCAAGCTACCGCATACGCACTACCGCAGGTACTCCGACCAGCTCGTACGCTCAACACGGTCCCGAGTCTGGCGTGGTCACTCACACCAGCATCGACAGCAGCGATACTTCGACCACGCCTACGAGCAAACGCGACAACTACACAAGCGATAAGGTTCGCGCGACAGCCTCGCGCGGTCGTTATGGAGCGTTTCTACAATGAGAATGAAAAACATAAACACTCGACCGGTGCGCGGCAGCGATCTAGCTGCGCTTGAGCGTTGGCGCAAAGCTTATTGGGAAGGGGATCTCGAGATTCCATTCGGGTACGAGCGTGCCGATGGAACAGTTACGACTGCTGTTGGAACAAAGGACGGAAAGATCCTCAACGCGCTGACTGGCAAGCGTGCGATTGTGTGCGACCCGTTGATTGTCAATCCAGACGCCGATCACGTAGATGTAGTTGCCGCGCTGTACTTACTTGAGCGTAATCTAACTTATGAAGCTCAACGCTACGGCGCGGTCGAGAGCTATATTGCCGTCCCGAATCAGCTGGAGAAGTACCATCGGATTGTCGAGAACGCCGGCTACGTTCGAACGGTCGAGAATTGCACGGTTTTCCGGCGGGCGCTAGCCGATGAGACTGTGCCGTTGCTTGGGCCCGAACGCGATGAGCTGCTGCGTGCGATGGAGGGCGAAGAACCTACGAAAGAGGTAGAATTAGTCGAGGAGACCACAAAGTGATTCAATCCAGCCGGATGAGCCCAAGAGAGTTTATCGTATTCGTTTTGTCGCATCCGGTCAGCGGAGCCAAAAAAGGCCGGTCCGCCGCGAACACCGCAACAACGGGATTGAACAACGTTGGGTCGACCGCAGCTGGTCTAGCCGGGACCGACACAGGACTACAAACCTCGGCTCGCAACACCGCGGCTCCGTTCGCTGCTAGCCTAATTCCTAAGGCCGGAGGCGGTCTTTCGCCCTACGCTGCCTCGCAGTTTGGTCAGGAAAAACAAGAAATCGGCAAGACGTACAACGACCTAAGTCAGGTCGGGATCAAGCAGTTAGGTAATCGCGGGTTGGCTGCTCCGGGCGCGAGCGCAAGCATCGTCAACTCCGACAATCGAGCAGCGGGCGACGCGACGACCGCAGCGTACAACCAAGCTTTGCAGTCCTCGCTTGGCCAAGGACTCGCCGGTATCGGTTACCAACAAGGCCAACAGCAAATCTACAACCCGAACCAACCGCTGCAAACCGCGACCGGGGCTTACAACGGAGCGGTCAGCGGAGGCAAGGCGATCAATTCTATGGGCTCGACTCTAGGCGATATTGGAGCTGGGTTGAGCGGTATTGCTGGTTTAGCTGTCTAAGGAGCACTCTTCGTGGCAGGATCCGATAACACAGACGCGGTTAATGCGGTCGCGAGCGGAAACGATCCGTTTCAACTAGGCACGACCTCGCTTAAAAAGGGCAGGAGCTCGTTGTTTCCGGCTCCGGCCGGCGACGCCTCGACTCAGCCACCCTTGCCTTTTGGTCCTCAGCAAGACGCAGCAGTAGTCGCCTCGCAAAGCAACAGCGACGGCAGCTCTACGCATCTCGTGCATGTTCCTCCAGCGATTCACGCAGCAGTGAAAGCACAGAATTCAGCAGTTAAGCCCGAAGCAGATTCGACAGCGATGAAGGTTGCGCCAGAAGCAGGCTTGTCGGGTCAGCAAGGAGCAGCAGCTGACGGCACTGGCAATGGCTCTGGGCAGAGCTCAACTACTCCTGTTGGCGGTCGAGCCGCGCGCCCTACTACCGAAGCCGCCTCAACAACTCCAGCTGCTGCTGGCAACCCTGGCGAGCCCGATGTTTCGTCGATTCAAGCCGGAGGTCAGGACGAAGCCGCGAAAGCTGTTGCTCAGCAAGACAATACTGCGCTACCTACGCTCAAGCCTCAAGGAGGTTCGTCTGCGATTGCTCGCTTTCTTTCCCGCTTTAGTGGTACTGCTGGGCCAACTCCCGACCCTGGGGAAAAGTATACGGGCCCGACGAACCCGACAGAGTTAGCGGCTAGCGAGAAAGCCTCGCCGTTGGGCAAGCTTGCGTCGATTGCTGGTCGTGTTGGCAACGCCGCGATGGCCGTAGGCGGCACGCCCGAACAAAAACAAATCGCCGAGCAACGCGCAGAGTTCGTGCCGAAGACTCAGCTTGAGTTACAGGCACTAAAGAACGAACAAGCGTTTCATGGCGCGATGGCAACAGCTGCTTTGCAACGAGCGTCGACTGGCGAAGAAAAAGCGCAAGAGATAAAATCGAAAGACACTGCCGCGATGCGCGCCAAAGGCTACGTTCCAGACGAGAGCGGTGTGGGTTATCGTGCGATGACTCCAGACGAAATCATGAACGACCAGACTCTTCGTCAGAAGCAGGATCTCGCGACGGCCGCAATCAGCCTAAAGTCCGCGCAGGCTCAAGCTCAGCGTGCGACTGCTGACTTCAACACGAACCCCGATAACGCCCGACTCAAGCAAATGCACGAAGAAGCAATGAGCAGGCTCGCGATCGCTCAATCCAACATGCACATCGCGCAGGGTCGCTTGGGCTTAGAAGCTCAGAACCAAGCGATGCACGGACAAGAAGACTTGCTTAACCTTGGCCGGAATCCTTTGACTGGCGAGATTGCTGGCCAGGGTCCGACGAAGCTCCCGCCAACCATGATGGCTGATGCGCAGAACAATCCTGTGCCTTACAAAGGCCAGTCGATTTACGCACCAACTCAAACCATGAAGAACGCATCGGCTCAGGCACAGATTGTTAAGGCTGAGCTCGATCCAACAATCGCAATGCTGCAAGCGCAGCGTGACGAGATCGGACCGGTTATTGGTCGATGGAACGCTTGGACGCAAGGCCAGCTTGGTGTCGATAATCCTTCGTTCGCGGCGTTGCAAGGCAACCAAACTATGATGGCGACGGCGCTCGCGCTGATGCATGCTCGCGGTCGCTTACCCGACAACCTCCGTATCGAATTCGACAAGATGATCAAAGCGCCACAGCAATCGCCCGACAACCTAATCGCGACGCTGAACGCGGTTGCGCCTTGGGTCGACGATATGGTGAAGCAAGGAAAGATTCCTGAGTACGGAGAGACTCCAGCCGGCGCGAAAAGTCCAATACATAAGGCTGCGGCGGCCGGCGGCGGCAGCTCCTCGGGCTCTTCGCGCAAGCTCTCTCCCGAAGAATGGGATAAGCTCCACGGAGGTCGCTAATGGCCGAAGACAACAGCGATCTGACACAAAATCCAACTTTTCAGTCTTGGCCTAGCGAGAAGCAGCACGCGTACTTGCTGGATCAGTCTCCTGCTTACGCGGGGTTTCCCGCCGACAAGCAGAACGCGTACCTAAGCTATCTGAACGGCAAGCCGACGTACGGTCCGCACCAAGCAGCAGCTGCACCCAAGCCTACTCCTACCTCGCAAGCTGATATTTCTCGCGGTCTGAGCAAGCTTCCTCCGGTTGAGTTCAACGATCTAAGCTCCTACGGCAACGCAACTATTTCTGGGCTCGACTCGGTTGGTCGTGGAGTGGCTGGAGCAGCGTCTGCTCTTGGTAGTGCTATTGCTCATCCTTGGGACACAATTCGCGGGATCAAGAATGCGGTTACTTCGGCCCCGGACACGCTCTCACAGATTCCAGCAGCTGTTAGCGACATAAACTCCTCGGCAGATCCGATCAGTGCTTACGGCAAGGTTGCGCAGGAAACTGCTGGCCAAGGTGCGGGTCAAGCAGCAGTCGCTGCCGCAACTATGGGTTTACCTAAGCTCGCTGGAGCTGGAGCTCGCGCTCTAAGCAGCGGAACTGGTATTCCTGGAACGGCTTCGCGAGTGCTCCAAACTGGCCTAAAAACTGCCGAGAACTTTGACGTGACGAAGCCGGGGAAATCTATTGGTGCGATCGGTGATACATACGAGTCTACGTCTCAGCCTGGGCGATTACTCTCAGCGACGAACAAAGCAGTCGAGCAAGGCCGCGCGAATCCAGTGAAAACTGTCATTCCTACAGACGCTGAGCAAGCGATCAGCGAAGGCCGTGCGAATCCATTACCAACAAAACTCAAGCCACAGCCTACACCAGCTGAAGCCGCAATTAAATCAGGTAAGGCTTCGCCTCTGCGCACTCGCATACCAGCTTCAGTTCTGCGCGAGCAACCTCCGACTCCGCCGGAAGAAATCGCTCGTGCCGCTGCGCTCGACAAAGTACTCAAATCGACCCCTGGCAACCTCGCGAACGTTCCAACGCCTCCTGGCAATGCGGCAGTTCTAGGCGACCTTGGTCCTTCTGCGCCTCCACAAGCTGAAGAGCTTGCTCGCAGACCTCTTCCTGCTGCCGAGCCGGCCGCTCGCCGCGCGTTTGAGCAATCTACTCCCGGGGCGCTCGGAGGCATTCGTCCGCCCGCCGACACACCAGCTGCCGCGATCCCACGGTCTTCTATTCCTGATGTCTCGCTTGTTCCTGAGCCTCGCTCTCTCTTCCCTGGCGAGCAACCAAACTACATGGCGAACGTTCCGCGCGAGGAGCTACCGGGACTCGCCGACATCGCTAAGCCTGGGGCTGGTCAGCAGCTACAGCAGCTTGGTAAACGCGTGATTTATATTCCTCGGGAGGCGCTGAAGTAGATGTCTACTCCAAATCTTATCCCGCAACCTGCGGTCCCGCCCGAAGCTTATGTAAAAGGCCAACCGATAGGTAATTCCGTTACCCGCGAAGGTGCGCCCGACTTTGATCGTGAAGACCAGCTGCCGCTTCCGCCGTCGACCGACCCGATCTCACAAGGCGCAGTCGCGTTCGGATCTCAGGTTGCCGAGAACGCCAAGACGTATCCCCAAAATCTCAAGGAGGCTTACGACAAGCGCAACCAACCGGTTAAGGACCAACTAAAAGACGCAGTAAACAACAACACGCAACCAACTTACTACAGCCGTACTCCTCTTGGCGGTGCGGCTTCACCAATCAACACTGGTGAGAGTCTCGCTGATGTGTTTTTGCCTCCACAGCACACGCTGGCTGGCGAGCATCCGCACGTAGCCGCCGCGGCTCTCGACGAGCACACAAAAAACTCTTTCTCGGTTTTCGATCCGCGGACCGGCGAGAGCTTAGCCGGAGCACGTAAGTGGGCGGTGCCCGTAGCTCCCGAAGCCTCGCAGATCTCGATCAAACCGCCAAGCGTGGACGACTACTCGAACTTCGTCGCTACTCACCGAGACTTATTCGACCGCAACCCGAACGCCGCCGTCGGCACGCACACCGATCCGTTAACCGGACTGCATCACCTGAATATCGTTGGCACGACGTCCTCGAAGAACGCAGCTCTTCAGGCTGCTGACCAGCTTGGTGAGCCTGGAGCGATGCATCTCGGCCGAACCGAATTCGCACCTAGCAGCGGCAACCCCCGTCCCGACTTCATCGGCCAACCAATCGATACTCGGCTTAATCAAATGCGCTTGGCCGATCCTCCTTCCGAGCCGTTCGCCGGTACGCACTACTCCGACACCAAAATGGATTTCATCGACGGCTCACGTCGCGGCCAACCGCAAGAGCCCAAGCTTAAGGGTCCGAACGCTCCTCCGCCCGCGCCAGCTGGAGCTGAATCCGCGCGAGTTCGCCTGGGCTCGGCAAACGGAGTGCCTGACGCTGACGCTCCACCGGGATTCTACGTCTACAAGTCCGGATCGCTTCCGGACCCGTCGATCGCTAACCGCCGCTTCGCGCATTCTGTGCAAGGAAACTTCAGCTTCGCTAATATCAAGACTGAGCCTGCGTGGCAGGAGGGGCTAAAAGATGGTCTGGCGAAAGCGACCGCAGCCGGAGCGGACCCACAGACAGCCTCTGGCATTGCGCTCAACTCCGCGGAACACTCTCTTCGTGACGCTGGTTTTGACGGCTACTACAATCCTGACCACCCTAATTCGCGTTTCATCTTCGATTCGCATCCGACTGCTCCTTTGGGCGCTCGAACGCAAACGCCAACGACTGGCGGCAAGCTCGCGGCCGAAGCAGTAACAACACGAGTCGCCGAGCAGAAGAAGGCTACCGAAGCTGCACAAAAACAATCTATGGCTGCTTCTTCTGCTGCACAAAACCCCTCGAAAAAGGGGGTTTCAGCAAACAGTGAAACACCCTCTCCGACTGAAACTGCTCCTGGGCTAACCACCGACTCCGAGACGGTCCCAGCCTCGCTTGCCACCGCTCCTGCCGCCAACAACAGTTACATCCACGCGATGGATTTGGCCGCGAAGAACCGAGACGACGCAACGTATTTTGGACGCAAAACTGCGGCTCCGGCTCCCGACGCGCACCTTCGCCCCGACGGCGATCCAGCGGGTCTCCTCGAGCCTGGGGAACTCGTACGAAATCGTTTAGCTGCTATGAGGTAAACTAGTTAAGCGATGAAAAAGCGAACTCAAGGAGAACACTTGTGAAGGAGATCAAGCTAAATAAAGGGTATGTTGCTTTGGTCGACGACGAAGACTACGAACGCGTTTCCAAATTCAACTGGCGTGTGTCTCTGCACAAGAAAAAGAAAACACCTTATGCAGTCGCGATCGTGAAACTGCATCGTTTGGTGATGAACGCAGATGCTTCTTCGCCTTCGGTCGATCACAAGAATCGTTATGGCTTAGATTGCCAGAAATCGAATCTTCGTTTTGCTACACGATCGCAAAACGCAGCGAACCAAAAAAGCCACCGCGCGAGTTTCAGCAAGTACAAAGGAGTCCAGTGGCACAAAGCGTCCAAGAGCTGGATGAGTCGGATTATGCGAGAAGGAAAAGTCTGGACTAGCTATCATGCAACCGAGCTCGAAGCAGCTCTAGCTTACGATTCGATTTCGCGTGCGTTGGATCGAGAGTTCGCGAACCCGAATTTTCAACTTTGTCCGTTAACAATTAAGAAAGAGAGCTATACATATGTTCGCCATGATGCGTAAGCTTACTCTTCTTACGCTCTTGTTTTTGAGCGTATGCTCGCTCGCTCAAACCGTTGCGGTCTCGGGAACTCTCCAAACTATGGGCCCGAGCGGCCCGAACCCTGGCTCAAACAACGACTTCGTAGTCTTTCGTCTAAAAAACTGGCAAGGTGACCTTCCTCGAGTTATTGGGGTTGGTCCGATTGACCCTCTAAGCTACACCATCACTCCCGACTCCAGCGGCAACTTCTCGACGACGTTTTACGGCAACGACCAAATTACTCCACTGCATACGTATTATGTTTTTGAGCAATGGCACGACGGCAAGATCCAGTCGTCTGCGAACTACCAGTTCTGCGTCAACGCGAACTGCACTCAAGGTCTCGCCGCCAAGTGCCCATGCAACATAAACACACAACCGCCGCTAGCGGCCTCGCCTAACCAAGCGCTCAACGTCGCTCCTCTCCTCACCCTAAACAACATCTGGACCGGAACAAACACGTTCAACGGCCCAACGATCTTCAACTCCTCGATCGTCTTCAACTCGCTAATAAACACTTGCGATTTGAACGGTGCGCTTATTGTCAGCGCGGGATGCTACTCGACTCCTCAGCTCGCGATCAATGCTTTGCCTGGGTCGGGTGGAACAGTCCTCGTTGCTCCTGGCACGTACTCTGGCCCAACTTCAATCCCCAACAGCAATACCTCGATTGAATGCGCGACTTGGCTCGGGTGCACGTTTACCTACACTACGAACCTTGCGCTCGGCAACGGCACCTCGATTCTTCGCAATATAAAGTTGGACGGGATTATTTTCGACTTCGGCGGAACCGCTCATGGGATCATCATGACCAGCTTGCAGTACAGCGAGTTTCGGATCCAAGTCCAAAACAGCTCGGCAGTCTTTCCTGCAGCTGCGTTATTGCTTACTGCCACCAATACCGCGGGTTCGTTTTACGAGAACAAGTTCGATTGGTTAAGTATTCAGACCGGCGGCGGAAGCTTAGGCACTGGACTGATCCTGAACGGCGACCAAAACATCTCGGGCTGCGGCGGAACGCAGGTTGGAGCTGGGGCGGTTTTCTATAATCAGTTTCATTTTCTTACGATTGGTGGGCAAGCTAGTGGACCGTCGGCCGATGCGATCGACTTTACTTCCGGCGCGGACTCGAACGACTTTGGGCTTGTTTCAGTTATTCTTGGAACCGGAAACACTACCGGCCACGCGGTGAACTTCGGCACTCGCTGCCCATCGAGCTACGGCGATATTGTTTTTGAGCATTTCTTTACGCTTTCGGCCAACGCAATCCAGGCGGGCTACACCGGACCGTTTATTCAGTACGGAGACTCCGAGGGAGCGATCGATAACTACGTCTGCGGGACGAACTGCAGCGGAAGCGCGTTCCAGGGATTCGATCCAACCGCTCTCGCTGCCGGCCTAATCAACTGGAACGTCCAAGACATTGGAGGGAACATATACTCGTTGGTTAATCCTGTTTGGGACATGAACAACGCAGCACTACACAACGAGTTGCTGATGATCCCGCTGCCGGTCGCAACCGCTTCCAACAATTATTCCTGTCCGGTGATCAAGCTAAACTCCGCGCAGTGGACTGGAAGCGCTAACACGTACTCTGACTGGGCGTTGTCGTGCACTCTAGCTGCCTCGGGCGTGCCTACGTTCGAGAACCTAAACCTAACCTACCAAGGTCCGTCGAGCAACGTGAACTTTATCCTTGGGACGAACATTAAGCTGGCGCTTTCGGGTGGCGGATTCAACGCATTCTTCTCCGGCAACTCGAGCATGACCGCCTCAGTCACTCTAACCACACCGCTAAAAACCGGGACGTTAGTCGATGGCAGTAGCTCGTTTGGGTTTATGCAAGCGGCGAGCGCATCGGGGGTAGCGACGACAGGCGGAGCCGCCTGGACCGGCGCAAGCAGCTCGCCAGTTTCGTGGCCAACTCCTTTCACCGGAGCCTACAACGCAGTTTGTACCGGCGACGGAGTAGCCTCGGGCGTACCAATCTACCAAGGTACGACTGGCCAAGTCGCAGGAGGAATCACGGTCATAACGCAGCAAGCGACTGCTGCGACCGCAAGTTTCAGCACTGTTGAGTGTATCGGTTACCAATAGGAAGATTCTTATGCCCACGCGAAAAGAAGAAATCGAACTCGCAGTAAGGTTAGCCAAAATCGACGACGGTCAGGCAGCTCTGATTGCCAAAATCGACGCCAACCATCACAGCCTAACACTACAACTTGCTCCGTTGCTCGAGCTCAAGCAAACCGTAAAAGAACACGAGCACGCGATATCTATGTGGCGCGGAGTGAACGCAGCGATCGGATTCGTACTCACTCTTATCGTCGCACTTTACGGCAAGCTGAAGTTGTTTCACCCGTAGTAGAATTGCAGAAGGAGTCACTTTATGCCTTTAGCCACCGGCCCGAGCCAAAGCTTAATCACCTACGATCGCGGATCGCAGGCGGTAATTATCCCTGGCGCAGCCGCCAACGTCGCTCAAGTTGGTAACGCTCAACCGGCTGGAACGACTGGCTACGGCGTCGTCGCAGCGTTGTCGCGCGCGATGCAACCGCCTAACCTGATGATGCAGATCGATGTTCAAGGAACCGGCGCGCTGACTTCAGCGACCGTCAATCTTCTAGGCAGCTTGGACGGTATAGCCTGGGGAGTGATTGGATCGGTAGTGATCGGCGCAGGCAACCTAGCCGCTGGCTCTACCCAAATGGCTCCGTTTGGCGGCAACGCAATGATGCGTTACGTCTGTGCTTCGATCAGTAATCTTGTAGTCGCGTCGGGCGCACCGTTAGTCAAAGTTTCGTTCTCGATGTAAAGGAGAGTTTTCGGTCGTGATCAAGAATCTTATTCGCATCGCGTTACTTCTCTCGATCCTTCCGATCTTTTCTGTCTTCTCGTCCGCTCAAGCCAACTACAACTTCAACGTCGGAGGACTCGGGTTCAACTCTGGACCGGCAGTTCCTGCGTCGTGCGCCCAAGACGGTTATAAGTTCTGGCTAAACACTGGATCGATCGCTTGGTACACGTGCAAGGCTGGGACGTACGTGGTCGACGGCAGCGGGACCGGCGGCGGCACAGTGACCGGTGTAACCTGCGGAGCCGGTCTCAGCGGCGGTACTTTTACGACCTCGGGCACCTGCGCGATCGCGACCGGTGGAGTAACTTTCGCGATGCTCGCCGCGGCCACAAACTTCGTTACGATCGCCGGAACAAGCGTGAGCTTAGGCACAGCAACGAGCAGTCTACCTTCGCCAGGAGCGATCGGTTCCGGCACGCCAAGCACCGGTACGTTCACAACTCTTCAAGCCAACACTCAGATCAACGCCGGAACAGCAGGAGTGCTTGCTCCGATTATCTTCGGTAACGCGACCAGCGGACTGATTACGCTACAGCCTGGGCCCGGGGCGATTACCTCTTACACTCTCGATTTGCCAATCGCGCAACCAACCGTAGGAAACACCTTCTTAAGCTGTACCGCAGCCAACCCGTCGGTCTGTACGTTCACTGCTGGCGGCGCGCTGCCGGCTGGCTCAGCTCCCCAAATCCTAATCAACCAAGGCGGCACAACCTACACTCCGAACTCTGTCTCGGGCGATTCGACTCTGGCCTCGAACGGCGCAATGGCTAACATCGGGTTGACGTTCTCGGGCGCGGTCGATATTCCGCTCGGCGCTGCTCCAGGCACAGGTAACTGCCTCGGCTACAACGGGACAAACATCATCGGACTAACCTGTGGCGGTAGCGGTAGCTTACCAACCGGTATCCAAGGTGCCGACGCTCTCAATCTTTCTGGCTCCTCAACGTACTTCGCGAGCTCTTCCGCGCGCATCGATGCGACATCGTTTTGCGCGACAGTCAACGGCGCTTCGACGTTCGCGAATGGTTACTGCACTGCCGGCGTCGACATGTGGCAGGCGATTACTGCTGCGATCGCAGCCTCAACAACCTCTACTCGATCGGTGCTGATTGACGCTCGAGGCTTCTACGGCACGCACGTTATTCCTGCGTCCTCGCTCACTCAAGCTCTTCTTGGCAACCTCTCGGGCCCGAACTCCCCCGGCGGTGAGATCTGGCTCGGTAACGTCCGGATGTACATCGACGGTCCGGTGCTCAGCAAGACCTCAACTACCAGTTTCTCGTTCAACGACGGCACCGGGAACAACGGAACTTACCCCGGGACGCCAGCATTGCTTCTGCCTGAGCGCGTCGCTCTGGTTGGCATTGGCTTCCGGCCGCTTGGCGGAACCGGCGCAGTCTTCGATATTTGTACCGGCGCAGGCACGCCGAACGGCAGCTGCACCAAGCCGTTCCCGCAACGCTCGTGGCCAATCAACTCGACCAGCTGTACCAACCATGTTTGCACAATCTTAATCGACGTCACGGCTGGCAATGCTTTTGGCTGCGGCGGAACAGCTGCTTCTTGCGACCCAACCGCAATAACCTCGATCTCACCTGACGATCAATCCGACGCGATGCCAGTTTGGATTACCAACACTGGCTCGGGCTTGTGCACTCCGCTCTCGTGCAAGATGTACGCAGGAGGCGTGACGAGCACGGTCGCGCGCGTTGGCAACCAAGCGACGATCGTCGTAACTGCTGCGGTCCCAGACATCATTCCTGACTCCGCTATGACTTGTGCTTCTTCGTGCGGTACGCTCAACGCACCAACGCCAATGATCGGGCTAGCCAACGGCGATATTTCTTCTGGTACTTGTCAAGCCTTCCCGACCCTAGGCAACGGTGGAACGTCTCCCTGCGCATACACCGATCTTTCGCACGGCACTGGCGCGAACAAAGTCTGTTACGGTTGCTATCTCCGCCAGATTGGTTTACAAGGCGAGTCGTACGAAGGCTCGATTGGATTCGAAGACAAAAACGGCCAGGAACGTAGCGGAGCAGACCATGTTGGCTTCGCGAACCTCGCTTGGGCATACATTATTCGTTCCGTCCATGCGCAGAACGGCGGACCGTGGGCTGACTTCGAAATGGACGCTGGATCGGTCTGGACCGATTGCGAAGGCCACGGCATGGGATGGATCCAGGCTGGCGCGAGCATTCGCGGTATCTGGCACGCAACCTACAACATCGGCGGAGGCTGCAACAACGGGGTAGTAGGGTACGTAGTTGACGGCGGCCGCGAAAACCTCGACACGCTGTACACTGCGGGATCGCAAGTCGGAATCTTGCTTGGCTCTCAGTCTGCGACCTCGGGCCTAAACATTCTCAACGGCGGCTGCGGCGCAACCGGCCAAAACCTCCAGTGCCGTCAAAACGGAATCGAGTTCAGTAACCTCGAGGGAGGCGTAACCGACACGACGGTTCTCGGTTACACCATGATCGAGCAGGCTCAATTCACTCCAGCGAACACTCTCGCGACGGTCACCTTCGCCGCCAACACCGTCACTCTTACCTGCGTCAACACTGACGGTCACTGCACGGGCGGCACGAACTTCCCCGCAGCTTACACTCTGGGCTCGTTCATCAACGTCACCGCGTGCACCAACCCAAGCAACAACACGTTGCCGGGAATCGCAACCTGGATCACCGCTGGCGGAGCAGGATCGACAACGCTCAGCTACACCAACACCGCCGGAGTAACTGGTGGAACCTGCACTGTCAATCCCGCAACCTGGGTGACCGCTCTGCTTAACAACGGCTCTGGGCACTCGACCGGCGCAGACAACCAAATCGGTCTCTACACCTACGATAAAAACGGCAACATCATTCGCGAGATCTCGACGAGCACAAACTTCCCGTCGACCGACGGTAGCGCGTACAACTTGATGATTGCTGCAGGTACGACGCTCGCGACTGCTACCTGTACCGGCTCGACTGCGGTCCCGGGCATGGCGTGGCCAATGCTAGCGAACAAAAACTACCGCCTGAGCTGCGATCTTCCTCTTGTGCTTACTGGCGCTGCGACTGCCGCGGTCTGTCTAAACGGTCCCGCCGGTCCGATCTCGTACAACCTCGATCTCTTCGGTGCGCTCGGGGCGGCCGGCGCTTGGCAGGAAAACTCGTTGTTCAACCAAACATCGTACTTAGTGCACACTCCTGCGTCGGCTGCGTTCGCTGGCACACAAATGTCGCACGTCGCGGCTGAGATTCAAAACGGCTCAACCGCGTCGAGCACGAACCTAACCCTGCAAATCTCGAACGTCGCAGCGTCCGGAACGGTTCAGGTCGGCGCGAACGCCGCTTGCACCTTCCAACAGATGAACTAGGAGGAAGAATCTATGCGCAAGATCTTGGTTGCGTTAACAATCCTATACGCAATATCGATGTCTGCGACGCAGAACGTCGCGTTCAGCTGGACGCTGAGCGTTACTCCTGGCGTAACTGGACAACGCATGTATTGCGGTTCGGTCTCGGGAGGTCCGTATACGCAAAAATGGCCAGCGGTCGGCACCTGGGCGAACTCAACCGTTCGCACACATACAATCGGGTTTGGTATGATCGAGACGCACTACTGCGTGTTTACGACACTCGGTCCAACAGGTGAGTCTGGGCCGTCGAACGAAGTAGTATTTACAACCGTTTCTTAGGAGGATTTTATGAAAAAGATTCTTGCGGTTCTCGCTTTGCTTGTGTTCGCTGCTACGCTCTACGCGATTGGTCCTGCGTTTCCGTATTCGGTCGCGCTCGGCTGGACCGACAGCACAACGCCAAACACTACTGGACAGAACGTTTATCGTGCGCCGTACGCGAGCGGTAGCTGTGGCACGTATGCCGTCCTTACTGCCGGCGCAAACATCGCACCAACCCTGACTACCTTTACCGATACTACGGTTGTTCCTGGCGCAAGTTATTGCTATGCGACTTCGGCGCTCGAAGGCACAGCTGAGTCGGCTCTCGCGATCAGCTCGTCCAACCCCGTGCTCATCCCTCCCGCGCCTCAAACCGGCGTGACGGCCGTGGTGCAGTAAGCCGTGGCAGACTTTGCCTATGCTATTGCGAAGGTTCTAGCGAACGAAGGAGCTTACGAGGCTCCTTCGCCGCTGGATCCTGGCGGCGAGACATATTGCGGGGTGAGTAGAAGGTTTTGGCCGAACTGGCCAGGGTGGGCGATAATCGACACTTACAAGGGCCAGGAAAGCTTTCCAAAGAATCTTGCTGCTGCTCCGGGCTTAGACGACATGGTCAAGTCGTTCTATCTAAAGAACTTCTGGCACTTCGACGGGATAGTTGACCGTGACGTTGCGGAAAAACTCCTGGACCTCTGGGTCAACCTGCCTCCCGATCGCGCCGCCAAGGTCATCCAGGCAGCGGCACGAGGGCTTGGAGAGCAGGTTGTCCTAGACGGCAGCTATGGACCGGCTACAGAAACTGCTCTGAATCGCTGCTCCCCCACGACGTTGCTTCTCGAGCTCCGGGCTCAGCAGGCGTATCATTATGCGACAACGGCAAAGCCCCAACTTCTCCTCGGTCTACTGCGGCGCGCAGTGAAGTAAGTCCTTGAGTAACCTCTTTCTCCGTCGATAGTCCTGTGTGCTTCAACCACTCATACAAGTATCCACGGAGGTTAAAGATCGCCCCGTTGATCGAATCCTCCATCGAGACTTGGTTACCTTTTTCGTCGAACGCTTTGTAGCCGCGATGGATCTTCCAGGCGTGCACGAAGTGGCGGAACGCGCTCTTCATGTAGACGATCCTCGGGATCCCCTTTTGCCAGTTATCGCTGTCGCGCAAGGATCCATCCTGCATTGTCCGGTGCTTGTGCAAGTACTTCGCAAAGCTATCAAACGTTAGGGGCTCGTAAAACCCCTCGTAGTCAAGCTTGCCTGCGTCGGTGTCGCGCTTGGCTCCGGTCTCGAAGACTCGAGTCGGAACAGGATCAGTTACGATTTCTCTAAGTATTCTCGCCATATTTTTCATTCTCCCTCTCGCTTAAGTTGTAAACCTGGGTCTCGCTTAGGCCGGCGAGCTCGCCCAACCTAAGCAACTGCGTGCATTGCAAACACGCGCGTCTTGTGCGCTTACGGCTACAGCTGGTCAACCACCGCTGTGCATGCAGTTGCAGTATCCGCGATTGCTGAATTTTTCCGCTCGCTTCGTCCTGCGCCCGCTCGATTAACTTTAACCAAAACCCGCGGTCGTACCGACCGTCGTCAGTCTCCGGCACGAGGACGCTCCTAGGCGATGCTTATCAGATACTTCTTGGCTTCTTCCCACGTATCAAACTGCGCGACAAACGGGAGCGAGTGAAAGATGTTCTCGCGCGGACCGACAATAGTTATTGGCTTTCCTAGTCCTTCCGCGTACCCTGTTTCCCAATGCCGCCCGCCTCGCCGATGACACGGTCCGTTGTTCGGGTCAACCGTAAATAACACGAAGACAGTACACGCCTGAATGTCCTCTTTGTCCATCTGCGCGGTCGCGCGAAGAAAGCTCTCGTCGAAGTCGCCTAGTTTGCTGTTTGGCGGCGCAGTCTCTTCGAGCCATCGGCTTGTTACTGCGATTCCTGCTGCGCGCAGTTCTTCGGCTTGCTTATTCCGCTCGTCCTTGCTACTGAACCAAGAAGCTAAATAAACCTTCATCTATCCTCCTAAACCTCGGCGATCTTGAATCCGTTCGGAAAACTCTTGTTGAACTCTACCTTCCAAATCGATGCGTTCGGGAACTCGTCCTTATCCACGGGAATCGGCTTAGCTTTGTCGCCCAACGCATGCTTCAACGCGAGCAAGTTCCGGCTGTGCGTGGACGCGATCAATGCTTTGTCTGGGTTCGCTTCGACGTACGCTCGCATTTTTGCGACCGTCGGATAAAACCTGCCCTCCGTATAATCGTTGAAGCTTTCGCCTCCCGGCGTTGGTCTGTCTGGGTTGTCTTGGAACTGCTGCAGCTTTGCTTGATTCTCTTTGTCGTTTGGTTTGCCCGCGATCTCTCCGTAGTTCCATGGCAGCAACCCATGTGTGGTTGTGATTGCTGCGCCGGTCGCCCTGGCAAGTATCGTCGCGTTCTGCGTAGCTCGCTGCAGCGGCGACGTATAGATATGTGCGATCGGCTGTCCCTTGAGCTTCTTCGCTTCTTCTTCTCCCTGCTTGAGCCCTTTGGGATCGAGTTTCTGATCCTGCCACCCAGGCAGAATATTCTCCTTGTTGTCAACGATCTCAGGATGCCTTACGAAGAATATCGTTGGATTGCTTAGCGTCTTCTGCATTAGCTTAGCCTCTCCCAATGCGGCTCAGGCTCGTACCAGAACCTCTCGAACCGGCTGCAGTTCGTGCAGTACCGCTCAGCCTTATGCTCGTCTCTAGCCCCAGGCTTGTGGTCGGGGTTCCCGCGGTACAGCCAGCTATGCAGTCCGAAGAAACACTTGACGTTGTCGATCACAGCCGGCGACCTCTCGCGTGCAAGCTTACATCGATTCGACCGTCAGGCTGTAACGTAACCGCAGTCAGTCCTCGATTCCCCGGAGCCATACGTTTCTTCGCTGCGTACCCACCAAAGTACTTCACGTAGCTCGGCGAGATGATCACGACGGCATTCCTCTCGAACGCTAGTCCCGTCGCCTGATCGTGATCGATCTGATAAACCACGTCGGCCATCGGCTGATGCAAGTGTCCAGTCCAGAAAATATCGAAGTGCGCCCACGGCATATCCTTCCTCGCGGCGTTTCGCTGCGCGCCTGGAGTCTGCGCCGCCCCGGACCCATGATGTGCGAGTAACCTAAAGTTCTGTCCTCGCCAGCGAATCGTTACGAATGCGTAGTCAGGGTAGTACGGAACTCGAAGAAATTCTGCCAGCGTCTGCGCTCCGTCCATCCCGCTTACGTTGAACGTCCGGTCCTCGTGGTTGCCCGGGATCGCAAAAAGCATCTTATGCTGAATATCTGCTAAGTCTGTTGCCGCTGCGTACAACTGCTCGTTCGGAGTGCCTTTCTGAACCATCACGCTCGCCCCAGGACTGCTTGGGTTGGCGTTCTCCACCATATCGCCGCCGTTAAACCACAACACGTTCGGTTTCTTTTTTATCCATTCGTGATGCTTGTCGAAGAGTTCGCTGTCGTGCTCGCCCGAGCCCTTGTGCACATCGTACAGCGGCGCGAGCTCTATGCTATCCCACTCATCAGGAGCCGTCACGATCAGCTCGGGAAAATCGCTGTTGATTACCGGTTGGAGCTTCGCGATCCGCGGCGCAAACTGTTCCTGCAATCGTTGGATCTTGGACTTGAATTCCTCACTAATAAACGCTTGACGCATTAGCTTGCTCCTGTGATTCGTCTGACCCACGCTCTAGGAAACCACCGAAACGACTTCTCTAACCGCTGCAGTTCACGCCTTCGGTCGCTCGACCTGTATCTTGCGTACGCAGGATTCTTCGAGCTCTTGCAACTCCCGCACCGACGTTGACGCGAGCTTACGTACCCACTGCGATTGCATCGACGGCCAGGGTGAAACTTGCAAGCGATGAACTCTCGGTCCCATTTTTCGCCTCGTTCTTCCTTCGTCATGGAAGCCTAATTATACGAGACTGCAGCTGCTTCTGTCTAACTTTTCGTCGTTCCTGAATCTCTTCCGGCAGCAGCGCAGAGTCGTCTACATCCCGATGGTACTGATCGTGCAACACCGCAAAAACATCGCGAATCGGGGAGTTCATAAGGAAGGTTACCTCTTCCCTATTTTACTAGCCCTGCCTCGTCCCGCGATCCTGCTGAATCGATTACATCTAGAATAGTTCGCATCGCCATGGCAGCTAGCTGTATGAGCTCGACTCGGGCGGCCGGCCGCCGGTCCCTACCCTTCGTTAGATTGTGCGCGTAGACTTCGTCCTTGAACTCGTCGAACTCTTCTTGCACGATTCCTAGAGCCTCGTGCAACGAGTGATGCGGAGGGAACAACTGCCGCGCTCTTGCTACCTCGTTCGCAATCTCGTACGCAAGATCGAGCGTCTTTGTGTTGTCTCCAGGCACTACGCTCTCGACCTCGTTACTTGCGTCCTCGAGATTTCCCCGACCGACCTTGACTGACATGTAATCTTCGCTGTGCATCATCCGCTTCTCTCCTCTGCTTAATTATTGCTTCAATCTGATCTGTTACGTCAAACTTTTCGCCCGTAACTTCGACTAGATACCTCTCTGGCTGGTCAGGAGACTGCTCTGTTGCCTTCCACGCGCGTGTCACGTAGTACCGCGGAGAACTAGTCAAGTTACTCGTGAGAATCAGTGGATGCTTGCGTTTGCGCGTCATGCTTTTTGCTCCTTTGTCTGGTCCCGCCAGTTCGGCCCGTAGCTACCTTCGGTCGGAATCACGAACCCAGGCATCTCGGGGGTCTCGACCTCCATATCGCCTTTCAACCACCCCATAGCTTCGGCCGGCGGAATCTCATTCCTCGTATAGCCAATCAACTCATCGTGTACCTGTAGCACCGGTCGCTGCGGTCGACCTTTCTTAAACTTCCGCCAGTTATTAAGCAACGCGATCTTGCTTATGTGTGCGATCGGCTGAGAACCCCAGACAGCCAGACCAGTCTTTATCCTGTCCTCGTCAGTCCCGTAACTAATTAAGTAGTACCCGTGCGGAGGTCTTACGTATCCTTGCTCGATCTGCGCAGCGATCTTCTTTTGTAACTCACGTATCTTAGGGAACGTTCCATCAATATATCTACTAACAATCGCATTCGCCTTAGCCCTGTTGTCAAGGCTAGCTTTTCCAAACGCTCGACGCGCGAGGTTAGTTCCTGTAATCGTAACGATCTTTCCTCGGAACTTCCAGTCGGCGAATACAATTCGAGCTCCTGCGTCGATCTCAGATCGAATTTTCTTGGACCGCAACTCATAAGGCTCCTTAAGCTGCAGACCCTCAAAGTAGTCCGCGGCGTGCGTAACCGACTTGCTCGCGTCTCGCGCCGAGCCCAGCTTGATACTAAACTCGTCCGTTTCCTTCAATCCGATGTTTGTGACCATCCAGCCATGCAGATCTCCCTTTGGCTGCTCGTACCCTGAGAGATATAGAAAATTACGATTCTCTGCGTTGCTATAATCGGCTCGAACGATGTAAAAACCTTCTGGTGCTGCGATTGCTCGACGAATCTTCTTACCGACAAATTCTCCACTGAAACCTCTGCATGCGCAACCAAGCACCAAGCATCGATCGGCTGCGTGCTCACCTTTGCTGTGCCCGCATCCGCAAACCTTACGACTACGTCTCCGCTTGGCGACGTTTTGGAAGTTTGGGTCGGAACACATAAGTCGCGCACTGCTAGTATAGTAAGCGAGGCGAGGATGGACGAAGCCAAAGCTATCCAGATAACCCTCGATGTAACCGGTTTTTTCGCTCCGGTACTGCTCTTTGAACCACCTGTCTGGGCCATTGCCAAGCTCCTTATAGTCAAGCAAATCGACTAACTCATCTGGTGCGAATTCCTCTCCCCCAAGCTTCTCGATCATCGCACGAATAGTTTCTTCTTGGGCGTTCTCGAGCAACAGCTGCCTATCGCCTGGACCAACCAGACGCTTGGCTCCTTTGTCGTTGAAGTACGCGAGCACTTGCTGCGTGCTCTTAGGATTAAACGGCAACTCGCTCCCGGCTTCTTCTTTCTCCGCGAGAAACTCTGCTCGCAGCTTCTCTACGTACGGCCGGTCAATAAACACTCCGTATTCCCTGATCTCGGCTAGCGCCAGAGCAAGTTCGCGATGCATCGGATAGAGTTTCTCCAGTCCGCGAAACGCCATTGTTCGCTTGAGCTGTGGCAACGCGACCACAGGCGCTGCAGCATCAAGCCCGTTATAACCGTAAGGATCGTGCTGAGGACAAGGTCCGCTACAGTACGGCTCGCGACAGTCTTTCCAATGAGCAAAGTCAGTATACAGACTAGCCATAGTCCAGAGATTATTAAACCCCCGACCTCTTTTCTCACCAGCGTCCTCCTCGAGCGCGGCTTTGCCTCCGCCCTTGCTCAAATGCATGTTCACCAGCCAGTGCCGTATTATAGAATCCTCGATTTGCTCCAGCGGGATCTTTATCCCGTCTTTCTCCAAGACTTGTAAGTCAGCTCCAACGAAATTGTGTCCGCACCAAACTGTTCTCGGATATCTTCGAATAATCTCGAGAAGACTCGCACGTCCTGCGGAGTACGGCACCGAAATATGAGTTGTGCCGTCACTGAGTCCAAGGATGGTTGGTTTTTGGTCGTTGTCAAATTCGAGGTCGAGACCGAGCGGAGATTTTCCATAAAGCTTCCTTATGTCGTCCGGATTACGAGAGACCTTAGGCCACTCGGGAAGAAACTTATACACAAACTACCTCTCGTAAACTGGAATCGCACAGAAACTCAGAGTCGAGTACGCCGGCAACGGCCACCCGTACCTAGTCGCATAAACCAACCACTCGCGATACTCTTCGCGATCTATCCACAACTTGGTCGGCCGGTAACCGTACCGCTGCTCGAACTCGTTCAACCACTGAATCGCCTTGCTTGTGTCTCGCTTCATCGAAACAGCCTCAAGAAGCTACTCGTGTTCTCGAGTTGCTGCTTGATCGCCGGCGCATAAACCTCAAGCAACGCGCGATCCAACTCGACCCTCTGCTGCAGATCCAACCACTGCTGCCTGGGCATACGAGTAAGATACTGCGCGATCCTAGTTGTTGCGATCCGTTTAGTTCTCGGCCGGCTCGGTTTTCGTTTCTTCATGGCTTGTCCAGGGCTTGCGCATCTGTGAGGCGAACTGCGAAAGTATGTCAGGCAACGCAGTCTCGTCCGCGATGTTATGCACGACCGAAAGATGCTCAGGCTTACGCGCAACAATAACAACCACTGTCACGTCGTCGAACTTGTCAGCCGCTTGCATCAACGAGTCAACGTACGATTGAATGCTTAAGTCGTCAGGCTTCTTTAGATCCGCGAGCTTCATCAGAAATCTCCTTCGGCAACCTGCAGCGCTCTCACTCCGCGCGCCCGCCACATATCGACTACGCTTCTGCGGTCCTCGAACGCTCCACCAACCACCGATACATGCGAAGGATCACCAGCGTCCGCGCGTTCTTTCAGCAACCGATCAAGCAACTCACTCTTTACGACTGTATCCGGTCGATGATCGCCTTCCTTGCGCATCAGCAAGTCGTTGAACGGCATGCGAAAGAGATTCATCCAGCGCTCGGTAATCTCGCGAATCTCGTCGCTGCGTCCTGTAATCACGCTGATCCGGTGATGCTGCTTGTCGAGAGCCTGGGCGATCGCGATCATCGGATAGACCGGAGAATCTGCTGCCGCGGCCTTGAAGAAGCTCGTCCAGTCAATCGGATGCGTCTGCAGATAATGCAGTCTGTGCGTTGCATCGCTGATCGTTCCATCGATGTCGAAAATATAAATCATGCTCTTCCTCCACAATACGGACAGTAGTTGGGCTCGTTGCCTTGAGCGTAAGCCGCTGTTCGTGTGTGCTCAGGATCGAATGGATCTACTCGCCCAATCCTTACCTGCGCCCCACACTCCGAGCACTTAAACTCATTGATAACTGCACCCTGAACATACGCTAGTGTCATGGCTTATTCTTTTCCTCGAACCTATCCCAACACGGCGCGCAACCGCATCTCGGCGCACGCTTCCCTAAGTACCGCTTGTAGGATTTGCACGCCTCCACCGCGAGTTCACTAGGCCGAGCGTGTCGTGCAGCACGTCTGACTCGGGTCTCGAGGCTGCTTGGGAAGAACTCGTCGTCGCTTTCTTCCTTCTTTTTCTTCCCTGCTTTAGCCTTCGCGATGAATCGTTCTTTGTACTTCTTGACCCACTCCGGTCCCACGTTAACGTAGTGACCGCGCCACTTGGTGACGTTAGCGCCAAAACGGGCAAAGGCTTGGACGGCTTTCCCACCAAGCAAACCGATAACCCTGCGCCCTTGCGTAGCAAAATCTCTGATCTTTTCCATGTCCTTGACTTGTAGTGGAAGCGGAGTAATTTCACGCAACAACCCTGCGGGGTGAAGTGAGAACACGAGGGTATCGGGCCGAAACTCGTCCAATCGATCGTATTGTCGGCAGCATAGCTCGGCGGACGTTTTGATTGCTCCAGTAGGATAAGCGGCTCCTTGCTTGCTTTTGGGCGGTAAGCATCGGATTGTGTTATCAAGAAATACTTCGCTTCGGCTGATCCCGCTTTTTGGCCACGCCTGATACTGCAACTGAGACCCCGATGGGCCAACCACAGGCGCGCCTGATTCGATGAACTTGGGATCCATTTCTGGATAAGCTCTTCGTCGCTCATTACGTTCCTCATTTACCTCTTTCTCCGTTGCAAAGAAAGCTCGGTCTTTAACCGCTCGCAAAGCGAAGCTAGTCTCTTCCCGCCCGGGAGCTTCCAAGATAAACGCGTAGCGAGCGTTTCGTGGCGAGCCTGTTCCGAGCACAAATCCCTTAGATAACGACTCGAAAGTATGCTGGCCATCGGGGCAAGCCGATGCCTCTTTGTGATCTTCAAGCTTCTCCTTACAATGCCGACAAGTCACCGCCAGCAAACAGCCAGAGGCATAACAGCTTTCTGGCTTGTCTTTCACTCTGCGTATCCATCGGCTTGCGTCTGCGCGACCGTACTCTCGTGCGTTTCCTGGCACTCGCTGCAGCCCACGCGCTTATGCTCCAAACAAGAGCTCAGACCGATAAACGTCGCGTCCAGCAACTCTCGAGTAGCGATTGCGATCGTGCGATAAATCGTCGTATCGTCCGCGCCCGTTGTTGCTTTGAGCTCAGCATAGATGTTGTTGATGCTTTCTTCGGCGTTGAATTTCATGCGGCTCTCCTATTCTTCGATATAAATAAGCTCGTTCATCGCACGAGTTTTTGCGACGTACTTCAAGTTTCCTTCTTGATCCGGCACCCCGGGCTTCGACCACTTCCCAATCAACCCGTACTTAAGAATGAAGACTCGGTTCCACTCCTTACCCTTAGCTTTATGAATAGTGCTGAGTACGATTTTGTTTGGATTCGCGTCGTCATCGAAAAGATTCAAGATTCGCGCAAGCAACGCGTCGACCGACTGCGATCGCATCTGACGAGTAAACACTCGAATAGTATCGACGCGATCTTGTAGACTGTTGACCTTCCATGACTTGCCTTCGCGTAGCAACCGAGACCGCTCAGACTCAAGATGTGCTGCGAGCTTTGACTCGAGCTCAAGCACCGTCGCTGCGTGCATCTTCTTGACTAGTGAGATCAGACCCTTGCCGATGTCGCGTCCGAGCACTCTGCACGGAATGTCTTTGGCGATTAACTTGAACGCGTGCTCGACTAACGGAGCGTTTAACCGGCAGAGAATAACGTCCTCTTTCGCGTAATCCTCAGGCTCGTAGCTGTAGCTGTGCTCGACTCGTCCGTCAGGCGCGCCGGCTCGTGGCTGCAACCACTCAACTTGCTCGTTCGCGTCCTCAACAATCAGCCGTGCGCACCGATAGCTCACGCTGAGCGGCAGCTCCTCGGCGGCAAACTCCTGCTTAAGCAACTCCATCGAGTCTGTGCCAGCTCCGCGGAAACCATAAATCGCTTGGTTAGGATCCCCAATCGCAATCAGCCGGCCGTCCTTAACCAACGATCGTCTGATGATCTCTCTCTGAATCTCGTTTACGTCCTGAGCCTCGTCGACAAACAAATACTCGTACCGTTTGAACGGAGCGTCCGCAACCACCGGCATGTATAGCTGATCGTTGAAATCGATCACTTGACCGCTCATTGCGATAGACTCGACGAGCACGCGCCTTGCGGTCGCTATCGCTCGGTGCCTAGCTACCTTCCCAAAATCGAGATCGAACTCCTCGGCTAGGTCGAGCCAGTTGTAGTCGCTGTCCTCGACGAGACCTTTCAGGTGCGCGGTCTCAGCCGCCCTCGGCACGAGCCCAACTCCTTTCGCGAGAGCTACGAGCTTCGTCACGTCCTCACGAAACTCGCTATTGTAGCTGTCGGGCTGCGCACGAACCAACGCGCTCACCTTAAACTTATCGAGCTTGGCGTATTGTCCGTTATGCATGTACCACGCAGAGTTGCCCAGGCTGTTGAAGGTCTTCGCTTTGTCCTTCCCGAGCTTACCCTCGAGCACCAGCTGTATGTCCTTGTTGAACGCCAGGAACTTCGCGGAGCTGTGCTTCATCACGCGCTTGAACCCTACGACTCCGGTCGTAGTCTTCCCGGCTCCTGCTCCAGCCTTAACAATCAAGCTTCGGTCGTCGTTCTCAAGGAAGTCGAATATTGCTTCCTGCTCGGGCGAGAAAACTCTTTCGTCTACTGCGTTCATCGTACCCTCGATCGAATAAGAAAAATCAGTGCGTCGGCTTGCGCCTGCGTAAGATTCACTCCGGCGAGCTGCCGCCATATTGAGCTTACCCAAGGAGAGATTTTCTCCCCTGTCTCCCTAAATACTCCACTCCGCCTAAGCATCTCGTCTAGCGAGTTTCTAGTCTTCTTCATCTGGTTGAAAACGAGGACGACTCAAAGGGGTTATGTGATTTCCTCTGTCCGTCCTCGTGCTCCAGGCTAGCCCCTGGCGGCAACGGATGCAGGCCTACGACCGTCCTGCGTCTGATCCGTCTCAGTCGATGAGGTAGCTTATATCCCGCTTAAACCCATCCTCTGCGGTGCAACGTTGCGTGTACTAAGTTAGATATTAGTTCACTGCAAAAGGTTGCAAAATTATGGGGAGCCCTCTCAGACTCCCCTTTTCTCGTAGTCGAAGGGTGATCAGCTCCTAAACACTACGAAAATTGTTGTTACTGCTCGAACAACTTGATGTACCCGCCCTTTTTGAAGGCCTTAGGAGCTGCCGCGTCTTCCCGCTTCATAATCCCCTTAACCTCCAACCGCTTCGCGAACCGTGGCTCGGCTTTCTTGTTCACGTTCCGATAGAACGCGATCTCCAGGCCGGTCAGCAGCAGTGCGTAGTTATTCACTACTTCCTCGATCGTCGTGGGCTTCTTAGTGAGCCCTTCGACGGTCCGGGGAGTGCGACCAAGATCCCTCGCGATTCCTCGGAGCTGTTCGAGAAACGCATCGCCGTCGGCGTTCGCAATGCCGATGCGGTACGACATTTGTGCCGACTCAGGCAGAGTCGAAGCATCAACATCGACGTTCTCGTAGTACCCCCGTGGCAGAATCATCTTGTACTCGAATTCGCCAGTCGGGACGTTCTCGCTCCGGAGCTTGATCACGAACTGCGCCGGCCAGTCTTCGTTCTCGGTCGGGTTCAAATACACGGCCTCAATCGTCCCAAAGTGCACATCCGGCACTGCGGGCGGCGTCGGTAGATCCGACGTAGTGAAAAAATCTGCGTCCGGATCCTGCGCTCCTGTTCCAACCTCAACTTCGACTTCACTCATTGTGCTTCCTCCTTAAGGATTACTGCGTTTGTGGACCGATTACGTGTGTACCGCTGCCCCACATCGGTCCAAGGGCCAAGACTAGAGTACGAAAGCTGCTTTCGCTCACGTTTACCCGCTAGCCTCGTGCGGTTTCCCTTCTAGCTCGGTGCTCACCAGATTACGAGCTCGGCGAGGATGTCCTCACCGGAGGAAGGCATTACCTCCAACCTCCGAGCTAAGGTCGATAGTTCGTTCGTGCGTATTCTGCAAGAGGTCTGCCGGCTTTGCCTCGCTGCCAAGGCTGCTGCGGCGTGCCGTCCTTACGCTTACGTCTGTTGCGATTCGCGATTCTCCGCTTTTCCCCGCAGTCCGTACAGACTCTCTTAAACGGCGAGTCGCCTCGGTCGCGTGCGCACCAAATGCACTTGCCTGCCCGCCAGACCCGGATCTGCCAGATAGTCTGCCGGGAATACTTACGCTTTTGTTTCTTCTCGCTCACGGTTGTTTAGGCAGACTGCTCTTCGCCGCCTTGATCCTCTCCCAAACCGCCCTGAGCTCCATCGCTTCCTCGAGCTTGACCACCTTCTTATCAACCGGCAGAAGCTCGAGAGCTAGTGGCAGCTTACGCTTGGCAAAGATCTCACGAATGAACGTCTCGGGCTTACCTTTCTGATTCAGCTTTGAGTACTGCAAGCTGCTCCGCGACGTGATCATCTTCCACTTCCGCGGGTCGAGATAAAACACGTACTCCATCTCGGCGGTGAGCAAGTTGCTGATGCCGCTGCTTAGCGCAGGAACTATCGTCTCGCGGTTCTCGGCCCCGTACGCAGTGACTTTACTCAGTCCAATAAATATCGTATGCATCGGCTTGCGCTTGAGCGAGTTAAGAATCTCGCGAAACGCGACATTGCTGTTGCCGTAGATCTTGCGGCCGTCGCGGAGCTCCTTGCCTTCGTCGTCCGTCCGGTTGTCGTCGACAATCAACTCCGCGCCTTCCGTTGTGTCGTCGATGATCAGCGTACGCTCGGCGCTCTTCTCCCAGGCCAGCAGATTCGCTCGCTCGGTCTCGTTCAGTCCTGGCGCATCGTAAACCCACTTCGCCGCCGCCTCGGGATTCTGCAACGCCCACAGCAGTCCATCCGCACTGTCAACTTGCACAAACGGGTAACCTTCGTCGCGCACCGGCATCAGCTGTTCTTTACCACGCGTAAGCACGAAGAAGGTATTCTTCGGTCCACTGAACGCCGACGCAGTAGTAGTCTTCCTTGTGTCCGTCTCTCCGTACAGCAACAAATGCATGAACCCGGACTCGATCTCCCGGGAGCTGCCTCTTTTGACTCCCGCTGGCGGCGCAACTCTACTGCCTACGCTCGCGTTGACCGTAGCAGCTACTGTTGGCTTCGGCGCTTGCAACGGCAGCTGTTTAGGCTGAACTACGACGGCAGACTTTACTCCGACCGTCGCAGCGGGCGAGACAGCGCCAGCTAACGGCGTACCCGCCGTCGTCATCTCTGTCTTCGCTTCTCCGACTACTGGACCCGAATCGGTCAAGCTATTCATGTTTTCTCCTGATAAAGTAATTATACCACTGCAAACCTTAATCGCGCAACTTTAGCACCGCGTTGACTAGGGCGGTCTGAGAGTACAAATCGATTGCGGCTTTCATTGCTGTGTCTAGGCCTTCGGTTTGGTCGGCGTGCTCGGCCGCGATTCTCCATCGCACGTACTTTCTTCCTACTGCCGGTACAACAACCGTCGCTGCAGCTACCGGCACGCTCATCGCGATGTGCAGCGGCGTGCGCCAGACTGCCCTTTTCCAGTCCCGTTGAAACGCAGGACACGGAATAGTCTGCGCCGCCGCGGCCGCCGTCAGTACTAACCAAACCGCGAGCTGTTTCACCGCAGACCCTCAGCAAGCAGTGCTTCGCTCCCGCCGGCACGCTCTAACGCTCGTACTGCTATTGCTGCTATCTTTACGATCTGTTTTAGACTCGGCCGGTTGTCTCCCGCGACATTCCAATCGACCATCGCTTTGTCGACGTAGATCTGGAGCAGTACAAGATGGCTCGTTACGTCTTTGTCGCGATCCGCGCGAGTTCGGCCGCTCGATAATTCCTCGTTTGGGTTGTACGTGCGATCCTGATACGCACGCTCGATATTTACAATGCCTATCGCTTGTTCTCTCGTCATCATTTTGTCTTCTCCTGTTGCTCTTCCTTGATCATCCGGTAGAACTCGCTATAACCAGCATGAGCTACTGTGCCGACGTGCATTCCTGCGACCGAGTTAGACTCTTCGTTGTCTTTCTCAGACATAGATCCGGAGACGATTCTGTGCAGTTCTAAACACTGACTCGCCATGTCGTAGCTGCTCGCGGAGAGCACGACTAGATTAGGATTGTCGAACCGATCTGGATCGATATGCGGGACCGCAAGGACCGTCGCTGGATCACTTTCGTCGAACAGCAACTGCTTGTCCTCGCCCTCGAGCACCGTTGGCGGCTCATGCTTCGAGCAAAACTTATCGAGCATGCTGCATGTTCGGTTGAACGGAAAGCATTGCTTCCCCGGCAACTGAAAAGGCACTATCCCGGCTTTTCTCGCGCACCTTATTTGCTCAGCTTTGGCAAGGAATCCGTTCCTAATACTTTGGAGCGCGTTGCTGTCGAAGCTGTAGACTCCGGTGTCTTCGCTTGGCCAGAACCTAACGGGGTTGCTTTTGACGGCGGCTCGGACACGAACACGAGAATTCGCGGTTGGCTCGTTCGCAAAACTGAAATGCTCACCACTCCGGTCGTAGAAATCAGCTCCCGCAATTGCTGCAGCATACAATCCCACTTGGGATCCAGTGGAAATCTCTCGTAACCAGACTTCTTCGTTCCACCAACTACTATCCCTTCCGCGGGAATCTTTTCTCGGTTCTTTGACGTTTTTCCACTCATTCCCAAAAACTCCCTTCGCGTCGCGCATGATTACATCCTGCACGCCGATCGCAAGCGTGTTCTGGTCAAGCTCAAGCACAAACCCACACTCGACTGCCACAATCTCGTACTGACTGTCTTCGTCGTAGAACTCCTTCGCCCATTCGTCGACTAAGTTTGCCCCGGTCTCAAGCGCCAGCGGCGGCAGACCCGTCGCCATAATCGCTGCGTTGATTCTGTCAGGATCGATCATCTTCTTCCTCAGTCTTCGCTGCCAACTTGTACTCGCCCAACGACATCACCGCACAGATAAGCGCGCCGCTGCCGTCGTAGACCGCAATAGAGTCTCCGAACTCAATCAGCTTCGCCTCTATTGCGATCGTCGCGGTCTCGCCGGTTCGCTTGTTCGTGAACACGTACTCTTGCTTCACGCAGGCTCTCCTACTTTTTTGTTGGGGCAGTTGCGGCCGGTGCTGCTGCTGGCGCTTTGGCTTTGAGCAAAAACTTAAACCCCGCTGTGTCGGCTTCGTACTGATCCTTGCTCAAACCGCTTTCTTTCCACGAGGCTTCGATCGCCGCATCAAGCAGCTTCTGGCTGTTCTTCTCGTCGTTGTCGGCGTCGGCTTTCGCCTTGCTCAGCCGCTCGCTCAGTCTCTGCGCCTCGATTTGCAGCTCCTGCAGCCCGCCTTGAGCTTCCATCTGAGCCTTAACCGCTTTATCATGCGCGACCTCGGCTTTGAGAATCTGAGTCTCTGCTGCCTGCGACATTGGAACTTCTTTCTTTGGAGCGTCGTCAGCAAGTAGACCAACCACGCACGCCAATAACATCACTCCGGCAAAACCTACTTTATTCATTTCCTTTTCTTCTCCTTAGGTAATTTCGCTTCTTCTGCCCGCATCCACTGCGTGCAAATTTTTGTCGCTTTCTCGAGCTTCTCGGCTCGACCAAGGTTCTCGATACTGGCTGTTGGACAAATCGGCTGCGAGATTCCTTCGTACTTCGCGCATCCCTCGGGCCAGTTCTCCTTCCAACCGATTACTACGTAATCTGGTCGAACGTTCGCGCCTGTTTGCTGCGTAACCTTGCACCCGATTTTTGGCGGTTGCGCAGCCGGCGCGGTCGTGTCTGTGCAGTGCGCAAAGACCGCCGCTAGCACTACCAGTCCCACGAGCATCGCTGTTGCAGTCCACCCGGGCCCGAGCTCAAGGAGAATTCTGCGCTTGGGCTGCGGCGGCTCCTCGCACTCGCACTGAATGCGCTTTCTCCACGCTTTGTTCGAATCGCGTTGTTGTTCCTCGTTCATGGCACTTGCCTCAACACTTCCCACTGCTCCGAAGGAATAAACAATAACAACTGATTATCCATGCTCAGCGTAACCGCTCCCGAGCTATCGCGCACAAACTTCACACGCTTGATCGTTGTTCCTGAGTCGTCGCGAAAGCTCACCGGCCATTCAAAGACGATGTTTTCGAAGTTTGGTTTTACGTCGTTCATTCGCTGTCCGTTAGTACAATCTTTCCGGCGTTCTTCGGCACGAGCAACCCGGACTTTTCCGCCTTCTCTCCGGTCATCGCTGCAGCTGCTTCTGCGTACTGCTGCATCGCGTTTTCGATCCGGATTCGCGCAGCAGTTAGCCCTACTCCGATCTCTTCGAGCAGTGCGCGTTTTTCGGCTGTCTCCGCACAAATCACTGCGGTCTGTTTATCCTCGTGCTCCAGTCCTTTGGCTTCGTTTTCCTCGCATGTCTTTGCGATACTGCGTACGCACATCAGCAGCACGTCGGACGGAAACATCCTGACTGCTACCCCGAGCCTCGCCGCAGCCTCGATAATCTGCTGGTAAGTCTGCGGAGAGATTGTCTGCGGAGCAGCCTTCTTCTCTTCCTCGTGCTTATTCTGATGTTTGTTCATCTGGGTTGGGCCGCTCTCGCGACCCTACAGCTAAAACAACTGTCCCGAAACGTTCACTGCTGCGCTAGCTGCCGCTGGCAACGTCCCGCTCCACAATACGCATACGTACTGTGGATTCGAAACTGTCAACGACGACGTTCCTAAGTAAACCTCAAAATGAGCCAACGGCACTGTCGCAGTGGTTGCGAGAAACCCTGCCCACAAAAGATTCTCGCCCGTCGTACACGTCGAGTTACTCCCTTCCTCCACAACTACCGCTTGCCCTCCCGACGCCCCATTGTAAAACAACGACCCCGAAATCGCTTGCAACTGAAACGAGCATCCGTTCGTATCCGCATTGATATACAGCGCGGGCTTTACTCCTGCGCCCGGAGAGCTACTTCCCGAAATCGGTCCGGTAGCCACGCAAGACCCAAACGCAGCCGTAGCCGCCACGCTCATCAACAACGCAACAACAATTGTTCGAAGTGTTTTCATTCTTTTTCTCCTGATGAATGCAATTATACCACAGAAAGACTAGCCCATGCTTTTCGTCCACATCGGCTCGTCCAGGGCTGCGAACTCGATCCGGTGCGAGTTAGTCTTCCCGTAGTCTTTGACTATCGCCGCGAGCTTATCGTACTTCTCGACCCTCGCATGATACCAACCGTGCCCAGAGTTGTAACGAACTGTTGCCCCGACCGGGAAACGAGCTTCTGTCCTCTCGCGTAATCCTTGTAACTCCTTCTCCTGCTTCAGTTTCTCTTCTTTTTTCTTGTTCATCTGGGTTCCTGATTATACCACAACAATTACTTCTCTGGTTGCCGTTGCAGCTGCTGCCGTGCTACTCTGTGGTGTTGCTCGGGTGAGGTTCTAGGCTCCTGTCCTTCTTCCTCTGCGAACCTTCCTCAGTTTCTCTTCGCACCCTCACCCCGAGCAAACACTTACTTAGTACACGTAACCTCTCCACGACCCTTCTTAGTCTCCTCACACATGTAGTACTTTCCTGGCGGTCGACTGCTCGGAAAAATACAACTGTGTTTCCAAACTTTCGGGTCGGGAGATTTCACGCACCGGCACGACGGAGACATTGTTACTCCGTCGTGCCGAACAAACACAAGCATCGCGAGCGCTAACGCGATCTTCATGGCAGGTAAAACTTTCCCCACTTAGCCGCGTCGCACGACGTCGGTCCTTGTGGTTGAGTTCCCGGGCCAATCTCCGCACCAAACCCACCATCAAGCAGTCCTGCTAAGTTGCTGCTTGGCTGTGGACCCATCACGCTCAACGCAACCCCGCCGTGACTAGCTGGACACCCCTGACCCAACCCAAACATTGTTTCGAGCTGCATCGGACAATCCTCGAACCCCTCGAAATGCCCGTTCTCATGCGCAGCCAATCCCTTGTAATTCGTCGCAGGGGTAAGCGTCTTTCGCATATACGTATCCACGTGATAGATACTTCCGTAGATCCACGGGAAGTCTCGGTTGAAAAACATCACCGAGTGCGTTCCCGTGCATCCAGCTGTCGGCTCGCATCCAGTCACGAATACATACGGTTGTTGTGGCCGTACTGGCGGACCAATCGTACTTACGCATCCGTAGGCTTTTCCGTCAACTGCCTCCCACGACTGAAAACCCGCACAGATGTTTTGCTCTGCAACCGATCCGTTCGCCCAATAACCCGAGTCAATATACACCGTGACTATCCCTGGCTCCCAATACTTCTGATTGAACGGCGGATAGTACGGGCACGGGCCGGTTGGATCCAACATTGAAACCACGGTTGCAATCGTCCCGGCGGCTGCGCAGGTAACCTGAGCTGCTGTGCTGTGTGTACCGCACTTAGTGCTTGGTGCTCCTGGCGCAAACTGCACATCACACGCCGACATGAAATCCTGTACCAACCCCGTATCGAGCGTGGCCGGGAGGTAGCTTTGTTGGGAGTTTTTGTGTTCGGTTGGACAAGAATCCACATCGAACGTTGCAACCGCCAGCGCTTGCAAGTACGTTTGGTCGGGCGCACACGGCGGTGGCAAGGTCGATCCTGCAAACGTCGCTTGTGAGTTCACAAACGGTTCCATGAAGTTAAAATGAAACGCGTTGCCGCTTGCTGACTGCACCGCAAACAACTCAGCCTTGCTCACCGCGAGCGTAGTCGCAGTGTCCTGCACCTGCACCCAACAAGTGGTGCACATTGTTGCGTCGCTAGTTGATCCTGCCCAATAACTCACCGCATGCGCGTTGCTGACAATCGCGACCATGGTGTCGGTTGCGACGATCTCTTGAGCTGCTCCGCCCGGGCTGTTGCATCCTGCCGGCACGAATCCAGCCGAGAACGCACAGTACTCCGGAGTGAACCCACCGGTCACTGCGTTCGCCAGCAACCAAACTCCGAACCGGCTAACCACTGCCAGCTGTCCTGTGTTGATCCCTTGATTCGCCAGCAAGTACAACCCTGTGTCGGTAAACAACGTCGACCCAGAGTAAGCGCACAGCAGATGATAATCTCCGTTGTGGATCCCGCAGATAGACCCGTCCAACTGACTCGCCGCGATGCTACGAAAAGTCGTCGTTGTTCCGAACGGATTCGTCCAGCTAGTCCCATCGTACATCGAGATCACTCCCGACGCGCCCAACACATAAACCTGCGTGAAACTCACCACTGCAACTTCCGCTGCTCCGCTCGACAACTCCACCCAGGTGTTGGTCTCCCAATGCCAAAGATTAGCCGAGGTATCGATTGCCCACGCATCGCCGTCGCCGCCGTAAGCATGCCGCTTAAAGTTCGACCCAATGCCAGTACGAGGAATCGCGTTCAAACACCCATGCGTCTTGCAATACTGATGCTGCGCTTGATAGTTGAAAGTGGTTACAGCCGAATACGTGTCTGCGCCAAACATCGGCAGAGACAGCAGACAGAAAACGATCAGTTTACACCAACTCTTCATTCGCTTCTTCTCCAGAGGATAGATTTTCCTGATACCGATTGGATGCAGCGGCAGCGAGCAAGGATGCAGTGAATTCTGATATAATTGCTGCACGATGATCCCCGAAAACCTAGAAGATTCGGCCTCTGCTTATGTCTTCCCGTCCTTCGAATACCTCATCGACGAGCTGCTGCCGACGCAGGAGATTCATCTTATTGGCGGACCAACCGGCGCAGGCAAAACTACTTGGCTGCTGCGGCTGCTCGACCAGTGGCGCAGAGGCGAACGAATCTTTGGCTTCGCCTCGCATCCGGCGGAGTTCCTCTACGTCTCGCTTGACCGCTCGCGCAACGGCATGCTCCGGATCCTCCAACGCATGCGGCTAGATCCACGCAACTTCAACCTGATCTTTCCCTCCCTCGCCGACCGCAAGTTAGGTATTCCTTTGTATCTGCAAAAGCTCGTTGCAGCTTACCCTGCCGCGCGTTTGATTGTTGTCGAGGGCTTCCAAACGGGCGTCGAAAACATCAACGACCAAAAAGAGGTAACTAGCTATCTCGCCAACGTCCAAACGCTGTGCGTTCGCACAAACATCACGGTCCTGGGCGTCGTGCACACCTCGAAAGCCAAGCAAAACGCTAAGTACGAGAACCCTCGCGAGCGTATTGCTGGCTGCGGTCAGTGGGGAGGATGGAGCGAGACCGTAATCATGGTCGAGCCGCAAACCGACCCAAGCGGAGCCGAAGCCGACCTACGCAACCTCCAGGTGCTGCCGCGCAACGGCAAGCATATTCACTTCGTGCTGGAGTTCCGCGACGGACTGCTAGTCGAGCGAACCAAAGCCCTCACTAACGAACAAAAAATCATCGAGTACTGCCTGACTCACCCTGAGCCGTTCTACCACCGAGATACTTTCCGTGCGGTCACAGGCTTGCCAGATTCTTCTCTCACTCGCTTACTTAATACTCTTATAGACTTAGGCCGTCTCTCGCGCATCGAGGCCGGTAATGGAACCTACCGTTTCCACGCTCCCAAGCAACCTAGTAACTAACTCGCCACGGGGGGTGTGTGTGTGTGTATTTGGATGAGCTTCCCCGTATCTCTCTGATTCCTATATATATACGCTTAAATTATGGGTGCTCTTCGGCATCGAGAAAGAGTATGCTTTCGCCTAAGTATATGATTCTTATAAGAATCGCTCCTGAGCATGATTAGAATCAGTGGCTTAAGCCGAAACGTACTCAGGGCGTTTTCTGCTTGAATACAGGCTAACTCGAGTGTTTGCACTCGCTTGCGCGCGAGCTTGCTCACTTTTATACCACACTATAGGAAAACGCAGTAGCTGCTAACGTGGTCCCGCGAAGCCGGCGACGGTGCGCACCCGCAGGTCGTCGCCTAGCTTAGGTATCTGCTTAAGCTCCATGGCGATCTCCCACAAAGCTAGCGCGATCTCTTTGGCGAAAACCGCTGTTTGGCTGTGCGCTGCCATACCGTCGACGTACTCTATTCGCTTCTCGATGTCTCCTTGTCTCATTTGCCGGCCTCCGCTTCGGCTGGGCACGTCCATTGCATTCCGTAAGCATTGAATCCGCTCGCAAAGAATGCAAATACTGACGCGACAGGCCCAAATATAAGGCCATATCCAAGGCTCATACCCATTGCTTCGCGGCAGTCGCCTGGATCGATGTGCTGCAAATCGGCCAGCATTGTAGGGTAGGTATAGAGTGAGCACGATAACCAGAGGACAACAGCCAAGATTGACTGTCTCATTTGCCGACCTCCGCCTTGAGTGATTCGGCCACGTTAACCGCTAATCGGTCAATATGATTGCGCCTAGCCGACTTGTCCATCTTGCAAGAACTAAACAAGCAGGTCCAATCATGAGTTTTCTCAATCGCTAGCCTCATCGCCCGCTCAAGCACCACGGCCACTATGTCCGTTGATGGAAAGCTCCACCACTCTTGGGCTAGTTGTTCGGCAATCGCTCGCAGACCTTCGCTCACAAAAACTCCTTCCTAAGCTGCACCCAGATCTCTTGCTCGAGGCAAGCCAACTCGTGCTCGCGGTCGCGCTCGGCTCGCGTAAGCTCCAACCCGGACTCAAAGTCGCCTGCGATGTTCGTGGACTCGAGGGCGTTGGCTAGGCTTGCTAACTCGTGCTGCAGCCGCGCGTGCCGCTGCACAGAGGCTCTCAGCTGCACGATCCCCGGGGTGACGTACCTCGGCATGCCTAGGTTTATGTCCTCGTGCACCGGTCCGTAGTAATGCTCGCTACGTAAGTCCTTAGCAGGCTTAGTCTTGTGCTCGTTCTCCCACGCTGTTCCGTCAGCTAAGCTCATAATTTTCTCCTTTTACTCGTGTTCCGCCCTTTCGCGTAGGTTCGCTAGCTGCGACTGCAGTTGCTGTCCTTGGTTGTCAAGATATTCTATTGCTTCCTCCGGTAGTTCGTGCGACCACGCTCGGTCAAGCTGGAACTCGCGAGAGACGATCGGTGGCAGCAGCCTGAGCATCTCGTCGCACGCAGAGTAATCGTCTAGCCGCAGGGTCTCGTGCTGCTGCACATCAAGATGTTTCATCGCGCTCATCAGCTTGTGCATCCCAAGCAACCACTGCGCAGCAGTCAAAGCTTTCTGCGGTACTCGTTCTCCGCTCATCGATTCAACCTCCAGTATCCCAACCACTTCGCGGGAAAGTATTTGTGCATTCTCTGTGAGAGCAGCCTCCCGAACCACGTCCGATGAAACTCTATCCAGTCCTTCGCATCGTAGAACCACGCGGCGCGCAGCTGCTGTTCGTCGGCGCGCATCTTTAGTTCCCTTGCTTCAACCAAGTGTTCGCTTTGGCGAGCTCAGCCGAGTTCCGCGCCAGATCGATCTCTTGCTGCGCGTGTTGGTCGTCAGCGGCTTGCTTAAGCCTGCGCAAGCTCTCGATCTGAATCTGCTGAGACTCCAGCTGAATCGACGCCATTGCGTTGTTTAGCCTATGCCCCGCGATCAGCGTCTCGCTGAGCTCGACTTGCTTAAGATTAAACGCGTCTATTGTCCGTTGCACCTTGACCCCGACGGTCGCGCGCTCGTACGTAATAAGCATCGCGTTCGCGACCGCAACCACAACTAAAATCCTCGTTACGAACTGAAAGAACTCTGTTGGCTGTCCGTAGTCGACCCAGACTAGCGTCGCCGCGACCCAAAAGCTAAAGCAATACTGACAACCCAAGAAGTAGTTAAGCACTGTGGTTGAGAATTTCTTGCGTAGTCCCGCGAAGATCTGTTCCTGCGTGACTGTTCTTGCGATCACCGCGGTCATCGCTCCGAGCGTGGCTAGTTCTGCGTACTGATTCATGCGTTTGTGGTCTCCTTTTTCTGGTGTAATCCTCTGCGTTCTTCCATCCCTAAGCTCATCAGCTTCGCGCACTCATGACAGTAGTGCCGGATTGTCGCTTCGCTCTGCGGCACGATTCTGCCGGCCAGATGCGTTACGCTGCCTTCTCCCCCGCTCACGCTGATCCATCGCTCTGGCCAAGCCTCACCAAAGCTCTCTGCCACGCAGTTGTCGCAGACAAAGCTAAGAATCGTTCGCACGACTCGTTCGGTTACCTTCATCATGCAGCTGGCTCCTTGTAAACTGGTCGCACACTCATCACTACGTATCCTCGGGTGATCGCGACCGGACTGACCGCGCAGTGCGAGTCCGTCCCTAAGATATACGGCACTTCGACAAGAGTTCTCCGTCCGGTGTATTCCTTGGTCTGCTCGTCCCACTCGCGAAGCAGCAACTGGTCGCCAACTCGATAGTCTCGATCGTTGATCCTCAACTCGAAAGTTTTTCGTCCAGCTATAACCTCCTCGAAGAATCTTGGCCAGGACTTAAGCACGTGCGTTCGTCTCATAATGCTTCCTCTTGACGCAGATAACGACTCAGGTTCCATCGGCGAACGATCTGCTTGACCGAGAAGCTGCGGTCGCCAACCCGTACCTTGACATCCCACAAGCCACGATCAGCGTAGCTAAGCACGAGCCGGATGATCGTCCCGGTCTCGCTGCTGCCGGTGTGTTCCTCTGCGGTTTCGACCTCACTGACTAGTCTGATCATGATTTGATGCTCCTTCGCTCTCGCTCGAAAGCCTCAAACAAAGCTATTCCTTCGTTAGTCAGCACGCGAAAGCTGCCATGGCATTCCTTGCAATTTTCGTGGTCGAGGTCGGTCCCGCGAGTCTTGTTGCATCGCTGAACAAAAACCTCGAGTACTTCGGTTGGACTCAAGCTTATATCCATTAGAACGGAATCTCCTTCGGGTCGAGGATCCCGGCCTCGGCCGAAGCAGCCGCAGCCGCAGCCGCAGCCTCCGCTGCCCCGCAGTTCGGGTCGACTAGGACGAACTTTGTTCGCTTCTCGATCCTCGCCGGCACCTCGACTTCCTCTTCTTCGGTTGTGAACGCACACGGCGGAGCGGACTCGCGGACAACTACTAGCACTCCCCGGAGCTCCGCTGCGTGCACCCAAACTCCTTCGTCGAACTCGCGGCTAAACTTCTCCCCGGTCTTTTCCTGCATCTCCGAGATCAGCTTCTTCACTGCCTCTCCCTGGTTTTCGCCAAAGTACAACGTGATCGAGGGTTGGCCGTAGTAGCTCCAGCTGGCAGCGAACTCCGTCTCATACAACCCAAGCTCTAACGCGATCTCCCTAAGCACCGCAAGCTTGCCTAGAATCTCCGCATGAAACGCCGTATCCCGCACGAACTCCTGGCTCAAAGACATAGTTGCTTCTCCTGTAGTTTTGATCTGGTTCGAGGCTGCAGCTTACAACAGCTAGGTTTTATGTTCTTGGGACTACCCTAGCCTTCTCGGTTACAGCCTCGGTTACTTTCCTTCTGGTCGATCTCTCCGGCCCTCGAGCAACCCGCGGATCCTGCGCTGCGCTTTTATCCACTCCTGCTGCAGCTGCATCCAGTACGGCCTCGCTCCAACCGCCTTATACATCCCCATGCACACATGACAGAACCCGATGCCTCTGAGCTGCCCAAGCGTAAGCAACTTACAGTCCTCGCAGCGGCAGTTTAGATCGATCTCGGCTGTGCAGTGCCTGCAGCGGTTCTTCTCGGCGTCGCTCACGACGCTATTCTACTCCGCCGGAGGTCCGACCAGCTTAAACTTCCTCGGAAGCCTCTGACGCAACCAATCGATCTCTGCGGCCTCGGGATTCTTCCTCGCTTTATCGAACTTCTCCACGAACTCCCATAACCGTTCGCTATCGTCAGCCCGAAAAAGCGTATTCTTATCGAAGTCTGATCCGACCCTCACATGACTTCCCGCGCAGCTAAAGAAGTCCGCACCGAACTCCTCGAGCGCCGCTTGTCCAATCAAGCAGTACCGGTTGTTGTGGTAGCCTTTGTGCGCGAGCGCTCGATCGAGATGCTCTTGGGTTACTTCGAGGATTCGTTCTTGACCCGTTGTATCCATTCCGCCTTCTTTCCGGCAGCGACTCTTCGCGCTGCTCTGCGTTGCCTGCTGCTTCCGCTGGTTCGACCGGTGATCTTGCCTGCTGCTACTCTGTGCTCGCGAATTACTTTTTCTTTTGCTGTCACTCTGTGCATCCTCCTGGCGAGCGCACCGCAGCTTCCGCGCACTCGAGTTTTAGTGCTTGCTTAAGCACTCGGTTCTCGAACTCCAGCCGATCCACCTTTTGCAGCAACGAGAACACGCGATTCTGCGTACGCTCGTTGACTACTGTCCCGTGTCGCATGCCGTTCGCGTAAATCTTCGTACACTCGGCGCAGAAAATCGTGTCGTGTTTGTGCTTAAATGGATTCTTCATCGCTTTTGTCCTAACCAGTTGCTCATACTCTTTAGAGCGCAGCTGTCGCTGCAAAGATGCAAAACTTCTTCGTCGTGCGACAACGTTGCGTCGCTTGCGTAGCTCCAGGGGTACAAATGAAACGCTGCTGCGGCTCGCGCTTTCAACCAACCGTTCTGCCCAGGAAAATCAGTATGCTGCAAGCAGTTCGCTTCGTTGCACCAATACGTAATCTTTGTGGTCATTTGTGAATTATCCTCACGATCTCCGCAATTTGTTCGTTGTTGAACTTTCGTCTGAGCTCGGTCGCCATCCCAAGATATCTACTAGGCTCGGCAATGTTTGCGGTTGTCCCGCTTGGCCCAAACTGATAGTTAAAATCGCAGTCCCGATGGTTGCACAACGCCGCGTGCAACTCGATCGACAACACGAACTCTGGCGACCATTTCTTACGCTTTTCTTCCTCCGCAACTAACTCGTTGAGCTCAACCGACGTGCGGCTGATTCTCGTTTTCAACTGCTCAGACGTAAGCAAGTACGGTGCGATGTCGGTTGTGGTCATTAGCTTTCCCTCACTGCGGTGAAGTCGTCGCCGGTCCTCGGCAGGACGAAAGTCGTTACTCCGTCCAACGGATCCGACTCGACAATCCACGCAGTAGCTGTCGCGTAGATCTTTAGGTAAATCGACTTAAACACAAGCTTTTTCTGCTCACTCATCTGGGCACACTTTCTGATCCTCTTTGTAGCTTTCGGTGTGATAAAAGTACTCTCCGTCTCCGTCTCGTCGTTTGAGAAACAACCTCGCGTTGCTGTTTGCGCACTCAACCTGCAGCTGGATCGTCTCGCCTTCTTCGAGCTCGGCACAGTTTATGTTGATGCACTCTAGGTGCAGTACTAGTCCTCCTTGTCTCCCGCCCTGGCGAACCTGCACGTACTCGCCTTTCTCATGCGTCTGCTCAACCACGTAGTCTCGAGTATCGATCGGAACTGCGGTTGTTGCTCCGTCCGTCGCAGCACTCAACTCTAATCCAACCTTCGTCGCTGCGATCATTACGAGCAACGCCAGTCCACCCATCACGTACAACCAAGCTACTCGCTTGTTCATATTCGTTCGAACTCCTGCACCGGAATGAGGTATTGCAAGTCCGCAAACTCTTTCCTCGTCTTGCTGTTGTGTTCGTGCACCGACCAATCAGCAGGCTGAGCCTTCGCGAGGTCTAGCCTCGTCATCTCGCCGTCCTGCCACGACACAACTAAATACACCGGCACGCGTCGGATCTTCACTGCGTCCCTCAACCAATCGATCTTCTTCATGTCGATGTTTAGGTACTCGATTTGCGTACGAACGAGCTTGCGCTCCTTAACCTCGATGAGCTCGCGAAGCGTGCCCGCGTTGCCAAAAATCTGCGCGTCGTAGCGACTGCCTATTCCGCCCTGCCAGTACCCCGTTGCCTCAGTCTTCTCGCAATACACCTGAATCAACTGCCTCTCGCGTTCTTGCCTCTCTGGCGTATCGTGCGTCTTCCATTGGTCGGGAAACTGGTCCTGCTTCTTATCTGGTTTCGTCTTACCCATACCACTTCACCATCCTTTCGTAAACATCGCATCCTTTGCCGTACCCCAGCTCACGCAACACCGCGACTAACAACTCGTCGGCGTCGCTATGCGCGCCCTCGCGATCCTTGCTGCTTTGCGACTGAATAAACTGCATCCTGGTTGCGAAGTCGGTTGGGCTCATTTGTACCCTAGCCTTTCTAACGCTGCCTCGATCTCAACTACCTTCGCATGCCTGTCGGCGACGCTCGCCTTAAAACTCTCGACTTCTGTTGAGGCTTTCTTGAGCTCGCGCACCGCCCACTCGTACAACTCCGTTTGCTTCTTCAACGCTTCTCTCAACTGCTCCTCGACAATCATGCTCATCGCTGTCTCCTAAAATTCCATTCTAGATGCTTGTCGCGAAAATGCTTTTTAAACTCTTCTTCGCTCGATAATCTCTCTGGGCACGCTGGACAACAAAATTCCTTCGCGGACTTGCCTTCGCTTCGCCTTCGCTCGCGTGCGCGTGTTCGGTGAAAGCTTGGGCTGCGTTGTCTGTATCCTCGCCTACTCAAACAACTCTCCTTGAGGCTCGACGTAAGCTGATCCAGTAACTACCTCGGCTCGCTCTAGGCTGTTCATGATTCTTGTCCACGCCACAGCGACTCGAACCCTGTTCGCGGTCTTGCCCAACCCAAAATATCTGGTCAACCAAGCTAGTCGTTGCTTGACGTTCGTCGAATTCACTCGCATGCGCTTCGCGATCTCTGCTGTGCTCAACCCTTGCCTCAGCCCTTCGAGTACCTCATAGTCTCGCTTGGTCGGATGAGAGTCTGGTCCTCGTCGATCGAACGTGCGCTTGGCTCTCACTCGGTCGTAATCCTAAACTTCTTTAACCACGCTTTATCGGTTGCGCTGAACTGCGGCTCGCTAGTCGCGCTAGCTTTTGGCCGATCGAACCATGCATATGCGCGCAAGTACGCTCTAGCTCGCTCGCATTGCTTGCACGGCAATGGCAGCTCATGCAACTCGCATTGCTGCTGCCACTGCTCGTGCTCGACAATGTCGTCTTGTAGACTCATGTCGTCGTTGCTTCTACCGGCAGTCGTCGAAAGCTTTTTCGGCTTCGGCGATCTCGGATGCGGTCGCTTGCTTGGACAGGTTCACGCCTGTCGTCGGTGAATTAGCTGCAGCTGCCCTGGCTTTGCCGGCTGCGTAGTTTTCTTTGCGAGCCTTGTCGACCCCGACGTCGTTCGGACTGACCCCGACGCTCTTCGCAAGCTCTTCGATAAAAATCAAGCTGACTTCCGTGACCAGTTGCGGAAACAACTCCTTGGCCACTGCGAAGTTGAGCGCCCCGACTGCGGCTAACGAACTCAGCTGAACCTTAACGATTCGCTGCGCTGCATTGAGAATGCCCGTTCCGATCAAATTGACTGCTTTGTCGCTTGCTGCTCCTACTGCTCCGGCTGCTCCTGCTATTCCTGCTGTACTCATGTTTTCCTGCTCCTTCATGGTTGAATTAACTACATCTACTCTTGCAGTGCTTGCAATTCTGCAAGAATATTTTCGCGTGCTTCTGCGTTTAGCTCGGCGCTGCCAATCCTACAGTCTCTGCACAATGTTCGTGCGATCCAGCTTGGGCTAAAAGCAGGCTCTAGACGTGCTCCCGCGCCTCGTGCCCCGCACATCTCACAGTGCTTAAGCAACTGCAGTGATTCCAGCGGTCCTAGTTTCTTGGTCTCGTTCTTAGTCTCGTTCATCTGGTTTAGTCCTTCCTGTATTGCCTTCATCCTTGCGGGACTACTGCGTCGCCACTCAAGGCCGTACAAGCTAGCTCGCTTTAGGCTCCCACCGTAGGAACTCAGAACTTAAACCTCTGCAGAGAGCTATCACCTACTCGCTCGCGGCCACACGAAACGAGCTTGACCGCTCCCTGCATTGTTCGCTAGCGTCTGTCCAACCGAATCGCTTGTACTTCGCTTTCGGCTGCGGAGTCTTGTGCGTTCCTCCGCCTGCGCGCATTAACGCTTCCCGCTAGAGCTTATAGGAACTCAGCCGAGCAGGACACTAGGCCTGACATATCCTGCTCGTGCTTTGCAGTTGCTCTGCCGCCAATTCAGCCTTCGCATGGTGCGGGCCACGCACCCCACGGAGTTTTCTCCGCACACAGAGCCATTACCGCCGATTGACTACAACTTTACTAGTTCGTACTTCACCGGCACCTGCGCGACCTCGGTTAGCTTGCCGACCAGTACCTTGTATCCTTGGACACTGTACGGCTTCGCTTCCCATTGATTCTTCGCCTGGATTGCGGCTTCGACTGCCTCGTGCTTGGTCGCGCCAACGAAACTTGCCCAATCACCATTGCTGCGTTCGCTTTCGATCGTGCCCGCTCGATCCTTATAAACCACCGCGACGAACTGCGGCTTAGGCTGCACCGGTCCGGTTGGAACCTTAGTCTTTCTCTTGTACCCCATTGCTTGACTCTCCTTTAGTTTTTGTGCGGGCTTTTTGGTTACGCAACGAGTTTTCACCCCGTACCCGCTTGTGCGTTGTGCCGGTCTCTCTCTCCAGCTTGCACTTAATTAGATGACTGACTAGCTACTCGGATTCACAAATCTTTCTGCTTGTGCTCTTTGTGCTCTTCGTTCGTTCTCTCGCTTTACGATGTAGCAGGTTAAGCACGTCTTGCTGGAGTTCTCCCGGTGCTTCCTACAGCTAAACCTCTGCTGTTTGTACTCGACCTTGCCTCCATGCACTCCGCAGAAACTCATTCCTGGCCGCGCCGCCCGACTACACTGCACGCTGTTAGCTGTAACTGCTTTGCACCGACGCTCGCTCATGCGATTCGCTTTCTGCTGCGAACTTTTACTGTTACTGGCCCGTCGACACTGCGACCGCTTTTGTTGCTCGCGGCTTTGATCGCCATTGCTCGCAAGCCTTGAAGATCTACGCTGTAGTCGTAGTAAATCTCCTCGACCTGGGGCACAGTTAATCTGGTCCCGTCTTCCGCTCTCATCGTCTTGCGCAATGCGTAATCCATTTTGTCTAGCCTCCGGCACAAGACAGAGAAAGGGAGCTAGAGACGGTTCATGGTGCGCGCCACCCAGCAAGTCTCAGCGGTTCCTCTGCCTTGTGCAGGAGACTAGCGAACAGCCGCTCCTGCTTACTGCTTACTCGACTACCTTGCCCTCAAGCATCTTGGGCTCGATGCCGACTCCCATCGTCTTGAGTTCTGCCATCGCTTCGGCTCGCGTCCACAACGCTCGATTAAGCTTCACGTCTTGACCGATGCCCGTAACCTCTCTTGTGCTCATCCTGCGTCCGCGAACGTAGCCGTGCTCTGCCGTGTTCGAGCTCGCTGTCCGTCCTCGCAGTCCACCCTTGATCACGTTTTCTTGAATCCTGTTAAACACACTCCAAAGATCGTCGCGGTTGTCTTGCATTCTCCGGACGTTTAGCAACTGCGTAGGTTGAATTGCCGTCGCGATCTTGCCCTCGCTCGACTCAAACCGCAGTCGGTGCGCGGACGTCGCGAACGCAACCTGCTCGTCGTAGCTGAGCTGAATGCTTTTCCACTGCTTGATCGTTTCGAGCACGGTGCCCGACTGCTCCGCGATGCGCAAACTAGCCTGGATAACCTCCGCCACCACATCGCCTCTGTGCATCACGCTGATACTCGCGAGAGTCGAGTCCGCAACCAGCAACCCGTTCGCGCACGCAAACCTAAACACCCCGGCGTTCAGCTTGTATCGGGTCGTTCCATCGTGCCCGTTCACCATTACGATCTCAGGGACGAGTTCGCCAACCACTGCCGCCCGCGCCATATCTTCCTCGCGCCGAAACCGAATCATATGCTTGGTGAAGTCTCTACGTCCTTCATCTCGGCAGCTGCTTTGCGTCGCTGCGTACGCCTCGAACCCTGCCTTTTGCATTCCCTCGATAACCGTCGAAGTCGGTATGTAGCAGTAACGTTCGCTTCGGCTCTCGTGCGCCGCTGTAGCTGTTGCGCTCGGCGCTAGCTCCGCGATCTCTTCCATGCTCAACTTATGCTTGCTTGCGTTCATCATCTGGTTACTTCTCCTTGATTGGAATAACTCGCGCTGCGCGAGTCTCGGTGTCGAATTCGATCGTGATGTACTCATCGTACTCAATGAACTTATCGAGTACCTCGCGAACCTCGGGCGGATCGTACACGCTTTCGGCTCGGCTGTAGTCTGGGTCTTTCATCGTGACTCTAAACTTCGCCATCTAGTTTTTCTCTCCTAACTGTTTAGATTACTCTGGACTAATTACGATTCAAAATCTTCCTAGTAACCATCTCATCGGTGCGCCTCCGGTTTCCCGTCCCGGTAGAACACCGCCTTGTACCCGTCCCGCAAAGCCTCGGATTTGCATTCCCGCCGCGTCATCCAAGGGTAGTATTCGCCCCCGCCAATTGCCTCTGCGGAGTAGCCATCGCGCCAAGTGTACTTGGCCCCACGCTCGATACCTCCCCGAAAATGGTAGATTCTCTCCGGTCTATTCATCATCTTCCTAGTACGGCTGCATGACTTCGTCTTTGTCTTGTTGTTCTTCGAAGTACAAGTTGTCGCGGCTGCGCTCCAGACTCGACACGAGAGTCTTAAGCGCTCCATCGCGACGATTCCAGTCCTGCTGGTTGTCTAGCCAGTACTTGAGCCTGCGCACTGCCTCGTCGTAGTTCAGCTTGTGGTTGACGTACAGGTTGTTGTTCATGCTATCTGTCCTTTCCCGAGAACTTTCCTTGCGTCCTCTGCCCACTTGCTCATGAATGCGGTTAAGTCTCCGCCGCCGACCTCGTTGTTGTAGTACTCGCTTTGCGGGTCTAGCTGTGGGTAAGCAATGAGAATATCCTTGACTAGCTTTTCCAGCTTTTCTTCTCTGGTTCGCTTTGGATGGTACATTTTCAGCATCTGGTTAGCCTCCTTTAGGCTTCTAGCTCTTCGGCAATCTGCTTAAACAACCTCGCGACGTCCTTACGCGTTCCTGCAAACTCGATCGGCGCGTGCTCGCCTCGCTGCTTGCTGTAGAAACTCACCCAGGTGATGGATTCGTTTCCAAAAATCTCTGCTTCGCGCAAGCTAAACCATCCGTTGCGTCCGCGCGCAACAATATCCTTTGGCACCGCGATTGAGTTTTCTTTTTGGTGGTCAAAACAAGGATGCCCAAGGTTTGCGCAGAACTTGCATTCCTCAGCTGGTACTAGTTTTTCGGTGTTCATCTGGTTCGATCTCCTTTGGTCGTATGCTTATTAGATGCTCTGGACTAATCCCGGGATGCAAATTTATTTTTGTAGTACCCTGGCGTGCACAACTTGCACGTGTGCCAGCCGTTCGCATCGTCGTCTCTGCCTACGTCTGGTCTGCCGTCGTGCTTGATCTTGCGCACGGCTCCGCAGCTGCAGTGCTCGTAATGGCCGCCACTATACAACTCGATTCCCCGGCTCGCGGTCTCGTGCGTATGCTGGTCGCGTTCGCTCATTTTAGGTTCCCTCCACATCCCGGACACTGTAAGTTGTTCCCGGCCCGCACAGATACTTTCCGCTTTCCTTGGGCTCGCTCGCGGGCTGATTCATCTTGCCGAGCACTGCTCCTTGCTTCGCGCGCAAGCTTCGCTCGTCTGTCTGGTCTTCGTCCCACCGGTATAAGTGCCCGAGCTGGATCTTGGCCGGCGCGCCCTGGAGCACGTGAGTAATCCGTCCTCCCTTCAACTCGGGATAACTTCGTCTTGCTATCTGCGCGAGCTGCAGCGTGCTGCTAAAACACTGGTACGCGCCCTTCGCTGTGCGAAACATCGTGATCATGCTGTCCTCTTTTCTTTGTAGTCGTAGCACACGCAATGCCGCGTGTAGCCGTACCGCGCGAGATTGTTTAGATCCTCTGGCGTGCTCGCATCGTAATCCCGGTGAGTGCACGGATAGATAGTCAAGCTTACCCGCGTGTTTGGATTGTAGCTGGTTGCGGGCTCATGTTCGCTTCGGCTGTGCCCGCACTCGCATCTGGTTGTATCGTTCATGCTGTCCTCGCTTGAATTAGTTTGTTCACTTCGGCTTTGCGCTTCGCGATAACGCACTCTGCGTGCTCAGTGAATAGCTGTGTGTAATCGCTTGGCTTTCCGCCGAACTTTTGCGCGCGCTCGCTCGCACTAGGCGCGAGAGTAATCAGTTGTTTGCAAATTGTGCAATTCATGCGGCCTTTCCAATCTGTATGAGTTTTTGATGCGGTTGTACAAACCCGGATTCATCTTTTTTCGCCCTGCCCTTCGCGCGCAACCCGACAACCACTCCCTTGCGGTCCGCAAACCTCAGATCGCTTTCGTCTCCATCGATAACGCTGTAGCCATTCCACTGCTTAGGCAATTCATGCCCGCGCTTCACAGCAAACACCACTGCAACGTTAATCTTGTGCGCGAGTGCGTCTAACGCGTCGCTTAGGTTTTCCTCGCTTAAGCTAAACGTTAGATCGTAGTTGCTCCTTGTGCGCTTCCACGGCTCAGGAATCTTTGTGTAGTCGTAAAACTGTACCTCTGGAAACCGCTTCGCTAGCTCTAAAGCGAGCTTAGGTTGGTCGGACGTCCCATTGAGTCGTACGCATGGGGTTAGGTCAAGCTTTTTGGCTTTGCGCACGAGAGCCGCTATTTCGCGCGCGAGTGTATCGCAAAACGATTTGTAGTCACTGACGTACGCGCGCGTGCGAGCGTTCCTCGCAAGATTAATCTTGGGGAAAATTCCTGCTCTGCCCGCAGTGTATAGACACGCTTTTTTGCATCCGGTTGTTGCGAACGGGCAGAGATTGACTTCGCTGCCGTTTGAGTGCCGTAATCCGCTTTCGTTCGCTGGCGACATGTAGCAGATTCCCGTGAGGAATCCTTTGCTTTCGCCTTTGACTGTCTTAGCATCGTTCGAGACGGACAGTAGCTTTGGTTGTCTGGTCATTTTGCTCCTTGAGTTACTTGGGCTCAGGTTATTAGAGTGTAATGGACTAATCTAGGATTCACAAAATGAGACGGGAGAATTCTACCGGAGGGATTCTAGCTTGCGGTTGCTGGTCTGGTCGCAATTAAAAAGGCCTACAGTTTGCGCTGTAGGCCTTTGAGACGAACGAACGTAGCTTCTTACATCATACTGTCTGTCGGACCAAGTTTTTCGTTGTCTTGGTCTATCCTTCGGCTAGCAAGATAGAACCAAGCATAAAAGGCGAGAACAGTAGAAACTACAGTCGCGAGTGCTAGCATTGCTCCTCCTTTTCGCTGCTGGTCGGTAGTGGAATAGCTCCGTTAACTTTCTTGCAACCGAGAGAATCGAGCAGCGTTGGAATGAGCGCATAGGTCCGACTGGTCAAGGTTCCAAAATGCTCTAATGCGGCCACTACTTCCGCGAAACACGTATCGACTGGAAAGTCTTCCGCGCTGTTATCCTCAGGCGCATCGAACCGACCAGTTTGGATGCAGTAACCTTTTCCCCATGGGTTGCGTTTTGTCGGCAAGCCTAGACTATCTGCTAGGCTCATTGGGTCTTCTGATTTCTTGATGCGTGTTGTCATGGCGTTATTTAATCCTCCGTACTGCTCGGTTAACGTTGTTGGCCCACTCGCTCTGACAATCACAATCGCTTTGTGCGCATTGCGGACAGAGCGTATCTTGCGAGCGTAGCTGTTTTTGTCTCCACTCGCTCATAAATTCGTTGTACGCGTGTTTGCTTCTGGTCATCTGGTCTTGGGGTCTGTTGTATGGTTCGTACATTTTGTTGTCTCCTTGGTTGTCTAGTGTGAATCGATAGCAGGTCTGCGAACCTGCTAACGTCTCCCGCTAGAGTAAAGCGAGTGGCGAGACCTTCCTCCTTTGCTTCTTGTCCCATGCATCGAAGATGCTTTCTGGCCTACGCTTGCGCTGCAGTTTCGCGCATCGTTTTTGAAACTGTAACCGGTTAGCTGCTAGCTTGGCGAATTTGGAGAATGGGTTTTTCATGCTAGCTCTCTCCTCCGCCAAACCAGCTAGCTGGAAACACACGGTCCGCACAAACATCTGTAAACACTTCGAAAGCTTTCTTGCAGACCACAATTCCGGTTAACGTGTTCTCGTGAATGAGCACGCAAACCACGACAATGCCAACAAAAACTATCGTTCGCACAATTACTTTGTGTCGTGCGGCTAGTTGTTGGGCTCTGGTCTTGACAACAATAACTACTGGCGAAAGCTTTTTTCGCATTTTCGGTTGCTCCTTTGGATTGGAATTGCGATTGTGACCTGAGGACGGTTACTGAGTGTAACTGCTAGCTCCGCGCGTCTAAGCTTGCGGACGATGTACGGCGACGTTGTATCTTTGTGTTGTTGTGTATAGTCGGTTCGCGCGTCGAGTGGTTTGGTTCGTGCGTTCGCATCGATAATCATTCCGACCAGCAACGCGATTGCGAGTGCAAACCAGAAAGCTAGCTTGTGTTGCTGGTTTGTCATTTTGCTACCCTCTGCAGTAGGTTGCTAAAAATCAGGAACCAAGACACTGCATTAACTGCAGACCAGAAGATATAGCTTCGAATGTTCGTCATAACTCTTCGCGTCCTCCGTTTCGTTCGCTCAGTCCTTCAAAGTAGTCTGCAATCGAAAATGAGACCACCGCGAGAATTACTATTGCTAGTGCGCTCAGGAACGTCATAACTATGCGCTCCTTAGGAAAGCTTGCATTGAGAACCTTTGCTTTCCTCCGTCGAGGACGTTGTATGCGACCAGACCAGAATTGTGCAAGCTGAGGTACGCGCGTGCGTTCGTCTGGTCTTCTTCCGAGTTACGCTGAGGACGCGTGTGCGACGTCTCAACCGCGTGCGAGTTTCGGTACACTATTTTTGGCGAGAATCCTTTCGGCTCTTCGCTGGTCTCTTCGAAACTCGGTCCACCATCGTCTTGCCACATTGCGAGCATTTTTTCGAATTCTGTCATTTTGTTTTCCTCCGTTTGTTGTTCGTTTGTGCAGGATGCGCTGCAGCGCTGAATTAGTAGGTTTGCAGATTGCTGATAGCGTTTATCGTGACCGTGACAATCGCGATTGATGCGTAGGCGAAAGCACAGATTAGACCTAGTGCGACTACACCTAACAGACCAGTTACGAAAACATCGAATAACCACATTGTTGTGTTCTCCTTGGTTGCTGCGAATTAGTGTTGGTACGCTGTATGACGTTGGCGCGGTTGCCTTGCGTTTTGTGGAAATCGCGATTAGATGGCAGTTCAATTGCCTAGGATGTAATTTATTCTTGGTTCTGAGTGAGCTCGGTTGCGCGTGTGTGCTGGTCTTGCATCTTCTATAACCATCTGGTTATATAACCGTCTGGTTGTGTATGTTAACCATCTCTCACCCGCGCGCGAAAAACTCTCACAGCTGCTCGCGCGGTTGCAGCTACAGCTACGCGCGAGCATAGTAGTATAGCTGCAAGTAGTATAGCGGTTGCGAGCAGTGTTTATGCGGGTAAGATGCATGCTAGCTGCTCGTGGTTCTCGCGCGTTTGTGCGCTGCAGTTCCTGCACCCTTGCGACTGAGAGACCCAGGGGAGGCTCAGAAGACCCCGGGGGTTTCTGGGCGCGCGACCTCACCGGCGCGAAAAGTGAAAATTCGCATATAAGTCCACTGACAAGACGAAGCCTCGAAGGGACAACAACTTACAGCGGCTAGGTTCGTCCTAGTCAAGCCGACGCGACTCTGCTATAATGTCAATTCATGACCGAAGCATCACTCGTTCGCGTCGCAACCGCTCTAATCGCACTGGCCGTCGGGATGATTCTGGGTGATTGGTGGCAGCAGCCGACACTGAAAATCAGCCTCCAACCAGCCGTACTCATCCCCGAATACATCGAGCCACGGATGGTCGATAGAGTTCGGCCGAAGCCCGCTCCTTACGAGGGCCGGTGCGTAATGCGCGTTACAACTTGGCATTGTCCCGAAGACGACGCCTGGATGGAGCAATAGCCGTGGGCGAGTTGATTGAGTTTTACGCACCAGCAAAGAACGCGAAGTGGGTGCCGCCGGAGAAGCGTGGCAAGGTGATACAGTTTCCTAGCTATCCCGAGAAGCGGTGGCACCAAGGGAAGAAGGTTGCGAAGGTAGTCAAGAAGGAGCCCAAATGAGGTCGTGGGTAGAGTACGCGATCTTCGTGGCAGTCTCGCTCCTGGCGGTGGTTGGGGCAGCGATGGCTGGGCAGCGTGGCCCGGACGCAGACGATCATGGCGACTGGCGAAGGTTTAGCGAAGACGAGCCGCCAATACAGCCTGTCGATCCCTGGGGAGACTTTCTCGATCCGGACGAGCTCACCGAAGAAGAACAGGAGCTCGAGTACGCGTGAAATTATAAGAACGCTGATCTATCCGTTAGCAATGATTTGCGGAGGCGAGTTTACGGCTCCGATCGGGTCGCTACGTTACTACTTGCTGACGTGGTTGTACGGCGAGGGCGACGAGCAGCACGACGGGTGGATATGGCCAGAAGAAGAGGACAACAACCATGCAGATGGACAACGATAAGTGTAGGGCCGGCGGAGCGCGAGGCGGCCAGACGAACTACGGCCAACCGCACGTGACCGGCGCGATGTATTGGGAAGACGGCAGCGAGAGCAAGGTTAAGAATTGTTTCTACTGCGGAAAGACGATCGCAGCGGCAGCGGTGCTTCCTGACGGATGCTACACTGAGCCAGGGAGAGTAACAAGCTATGACGATCTGTCAAGAGATAGTCGACTCGGTGGTGGCGCATCCAGCCAGCTGGACGTTGGGAGCGGCGTACGTGGCTAGCGCACTGATCACGGCGTTGCCTGAGCCCGGGACGAAAGAGCCAATCAGCTTGATGATCTACCGGTTCGTATACACCGCCGCGCACACTCTAGTCAACGCTATCCCGGCGAAGTACCGGCCGGCGGCGGCCGCGGTGACGGACCCAAACGACCAAGCGAAGAAATAGCGAATGCAGAAAGAACTCAGGATCGTCGAGATAGTCTGCTTGATCGGGGTGCTGATATTTCTATACAACGTTCAGCAGTCAGTGACCAAGACGTCCGCACAGCTGGTCCTGACCTTGCAGGCTACGCAGAGAGATGCCGAGAACGTCCAGCAGATGCTCAACGCGACTTTGTTTCAGATTGGGAACCTGAGCAACGCAGCGGCGCAGACGATACTCATGGAGCAGAAGTACATCAAGCAGGAAAGTCAGGAGCTCATACGGACGAACGCCAAGCTCAACCAGACACTGGATCAAGCACAAGTATCGATACGAGATTCGGGAGACGCCTTGCAGGCTGGGTTAAAACCCCTGCCGGCAGCAGTGGAAGAAGCTCAGCGTACGTTGAGCTCTACAACTCTCGAAATAACGGAGTTGCAGAAGACGACGGCAGCGTTAACCGACCTGACCGTTCGTCTGCAACCCGCAGCAACGCAGCTCAGTGGTACAATGGAACATGTCAACAATCTGAGTCGCCAAGCGGACGAGGTAGTTGCGGAGATGCGCAAGCCAAAGCCGTGGTACAAGCGGTATCTGGACGACTTTCTGATGGGCGTGAAGGCAGTAGCGGTTTTTTACTAAGGGAGGACGAAATGAGTTTCAGCTTGAGTGGGTTCAAGAATGTTGGGCATTATTTGGCCACGGGGTTTAAGTATGTTGCGACTGGCCTGGAGGACGTGATTAAGGTCGCAGCGAAGGGACAGGCGATAGCACCCGAAGTCAGCGCGCTCGCAGCGGCGCTAGCTGGGCCGTTGGGCGCGCAGATTAGCGATCTTGCGTTCCATAGTCTGGGCGCGGTTGCTGCCGCGATCTCACCGGTCGAAGCCGACGCAGCTTCGGAAGCTTCTGCCGCGTCGCTCGCTGCGCAGTTACAGCTTGCGCCCGAGACCGTGCTCGCGATTAAGGGAGCAGCGGCGCAGATCGAAGCGCTGATGAAGGCAATTGGGGCTGCGAAGCCAGCGAAGTAACGATCACTAGGTAGTGCCGAAAAAGCCCGGGATGCCGAAAAGCTGATCCTGAGTAGGGTTCCCGGGCGAAGATCACAAACGTCGTCACTTGCGAATAAGTGACGACGTTTTGTTTTGCGGTATACTCTCAGAGTGAATCCCCGAGAAGCGAAGCCGAAGCGAACACGGGTAGTTCCGACTGATCCGATGGCCGATCTGACGATGCCAGCGGGATACGGAACGAGGGCTCGGCCGAACGGCGGGATACAGTTCAGGCACCAAGATCCGAGAGTCGCAGCGCACATAGCTAGGGTAGTTCTTAAGAACAACATGAACTTCGAGGCAGCGGTCGCGGCAATGTCTCCGCGCAAACTGACCGACGAGCAAATCGCCGCCCAGGCGTTCGTGCTCAAGCGCGCGCCAAAGGTTCAGGCCGAGATCCAGAAGCTGTATCAGACGATCGGATTGGACGATGAGGCGTTTAAGAAGTACTGGAGCGTGTTGTGGGAATGGATGCTCAGCGGGGATCGGCCGCGAGCCGTAACTGGAGCAAAGTTGCTCGGCGCGATCTTTGGGATCAACGATAAGGCCGACGAGAGCAAGAAACCGCAGGTGCTTAAGATCGCGGGTCTCGAGGAAGGGCTGAAAGCGATGGGAGTCACTCCGAGCGCGAACCCGACCGGATTCGGTAAGATAGAAGACGAGGACGAAGAAAATGGATAGCAAGCAGTTGTTTAAGTTTTTGAAGGATCAGCTTCCGATGCTACCGCATATTCACGCGGCGCTCGACGAGATTCAGCTTGAGCTCGATGCGTGTCGGCAAGCGCCAAAGCCGCAGCCGGTCGAAGCTCCATCCGAAGCAGTTTCTGCGAAAGAGTAGGCCATTCTTATGGATCTGAGTTTTCTGAGTGGGATAATGGATTCGCCTCAAGCGCAAGGAGCGTTGGGGCTCGCGGGCAAAGTTGGTAGCGGACTGCAGGCGGCCAGCAGCGGACAACCTCCGCAGCAAGCACCGACCGGAAGCGGTATGACAGGCGGGCTCGCGGGAATACGCACCAACCTCCAGCAGATTGCCGGCGCGCCAGTCAAGCAGAACTCGATGGCACGGTATGTTCCGGGAGGAGGCAGAATACCTGGGATCGGTCCAGGAACGCCAGCTCAAGGCACAATCGCAGTGCCGCAGCTGAATCCAACAGGCTTGCCTAACGGCAGCGGAATGTCGGGGATGTAGCCATGAGCGATCCAATAAAAACGCTGACGCCAGCAGAAATCGCGCAGAACGAATCTCAGGTAGCTAAAGAAGGTTGGTTGCGACGCGACGAAGTAGCCGTGGATATAGCGGCGAACGTGGTAGTACTGCGTGGCCAGGAAGACGAAACAATCTCCTCGCATGCGGCGAGAGCCGATGAAGAAGGCAAAGGGTGGGGCAGACTACTCAGCCGGTTCCTTAATCTCTTTCAGTCGGATCACGGCGCGAAAGCCCAAGCCGGCGACCTCGAGCGTGCGCAAAACATCGAGCGGATCGAGGAGAACTCGAAAGGATTGAAATAGTGTGCCTGGGAATAGTTATGGTGGTGGGAGCAGTACTGATCAAGCTGAGCGCGACATCGGTGGTTACCCTCACAGCGGCCAAGGCGATCCGAGCGGAATCACCGCAAAGAACATAGCAACGATGCTGCAGAAGAGCAAGCAGAACGGGTTGAGCGGGTTGCGTAAGCGCGATGGCAAAGATCCGCATGCGATCGATCAGTACGCGCTGCGCACGCAGGACGATGTTGGACAGGTTGAACCCGGGAAGGGTTTTGGAGGGATCAAGAATCTCTTCCAGTAAGCAGCAGCTGAATCCGCTGTGATAGTATTTCGTTAGGAGAATTCTTATGACGTTTGTTCCCGATTCGAGCGCAAGCTATCAGTCGTATCTTTACGCGAAGGGACTGATTGCGGCTGACAAACGCGATCAGTGGGATGTGAATTACCTGATGTATTTGCACTCGCTGATCGACGCAGCGACAACTCTTGTCGCGAACTCCGGAACGCGCACGGCTCCTAACGGCTCCGTCGCGACTGCAATCGCCGATGCGAACGCCAGCAACTTTCAACGCAATTTCTAAGGACGGTAGCAGCTTATGGTTTTCACGCCTGACACAGATTTGAACTTCCAAGCGTACCGGTATTTTGTTGAGGGTGCGTTTACGAGCGGACTAGCGGCCGGCGCGATCAATCCTCCTCCCAAGCTAACCGGCGACGACCTTGCGCAGTTCCAACTGGCTCTCATCCAGTGGTTGTGCTTGCAGATGACGAACGGGGTGACGTTGGTTACAAACGGCGGGACCGCGCAGGCACCAACAAACAGTATTCTGGCTGCACTCAATGCTGCGCAGAGCGTAGCGCGCGGCGGAAATAGAGGCTTCTAATGGTTTTCACTCCTGATACCGACACGAATTCTCTCGCGCAGTTGTTTGCGCGAGGTCTGATTAAGGGCGAGGATCTCGCGACCTGGGATCAGGTGCTCAATCAGTGGTTTATGAACGCGTGCACCGCAGGCACGACCTTGGTCACGAACAGCGGGACGACCGCAGCCCCGAACGGCAGCATCGCAACCGCAATCGCAGCCGCCAACCTCGCGGTTAAGAGCGGCAACAGGAATTTCTAATGAGTTTCTTCAACTCCCCTAAGCTTACCGGCGACAACAACATCCAACAGATCCGCGATCCGTTGAAGAAGATGACGAACGCGTTGGTGCCGAAGCCACAGGGGAGCGAGATCGGCAGTCCGAAGTTCAAAATGCCCGAGAACGGCGGCGATCCGCATCCGCGGGCCGGCCAGGGCATGATGAGTAGTCATCTGGGCGCGAGCACCAAGCCCATGCCAAGCTTTCCACAACAACCACTGAGCCCCGAAGGTGGGATCCAGCAATCGCTTAGTCCAAAGAGTGGGCTCGCGGGCGTGAAAAAGCCGCCGAGCGCCTCGTCTGTCGGCAAACACCTATTCTGATACAATTTCTCCATGCTAAACGTCGCTCCGATCGAAAAATTCGAGATCGAAGAGCGGATGACGAAGTTTCTTCCGTCGCAGCGCGCGTTCGTGTTCGCGCCAGAACGTTTCAGTGCGATCG